AATGTTGCTTATTACTAAGAATAAAAATTGATTTTCAATTGTCAAGTCTTAACTAATTAATGATTATATGGAACCACTACTTGATCCCGCAAATAATAGATTAACTATTTATCCAATTAAATTTGATGCAATATGGAAAGCATACAAGGAAATGCAAGCATCAAATTGGACCGCTGAAGAAGTTGATTTTAGCATGGATGTTACACATTACGAAACTCTTACTGAAGATGAACAACATTTCATTAAGATGATTTTATCATTTTTTGCTGCAAGTGATACTATTGTAAATATGAATTTAACAGAGAATTTTACACGCCAAGTACAGATAAGAGAAGCAATTGTAGCTTATGAATTTCAAGCTGCTATAGAAAATGTACATTCAGAATGTTATTCACTTATGATTGATAATGTTATAAAAGATCCAATTGAAAAAGATAAATGTTTTAATGCTATTAGAGAATATACATGCATTAGAGAAAAAGCTGAATGGGCTTTTAAATGGATCAGTTCTCAAAATGCACCATTTGCACAAAGACTTGTTGCATTTGCAATTGTCGAAGGTGTCTTTTTCTCAGGTAGTTTCTGTGCCATCTTTTGGTTAAAAAAGAGAAACCTAATGCCAGGATTATGCATGTCTAATGAATTAATTGCTAGAGACGAAGGAATGCATACAAATTTTGCATGTTTGTTATATTCATATATTAAGAATAAAATTAGTGAACAAACTATCCATGATATGTTTAAAGAAGCAATTGAAATCGAACGTAAATTTATATGTGAAAGTTTACCGTGTTCTTTGCTCGGTATGAATAATGATTTAATGTATCAATATATTAAATTTTGTGCTGATCATTTACTAGTAAGATTAGGATATAATAAAATTTGGATGTGTACGAATCCATTTGATTTTATGGAGAGTTTATCATTAGAAGGAAAAACGAACTTTTTTGAATCAAGACCAACACAATATCAAAATTCACATATTCTAAATAAAGGTAAGAATAATTCGGTTGATTCATTTCAAATAATCGAAGATTTTTAAACCGAAATATTTTAATTCATCAAATGCGATAAATATTATCTAAATTAACATAATGGAAAAAGTATTTAACCCAACATCTTGGAACATAAAAAGAAAAAATATTAATTTAAATAATGTGCAATTACAAAAACAAAATAATATTATGACAGAACAAATTGAACTTGTATTTTTAAATCCAATATACTTTGATAATAAGATTAGAATAGATATTGAACTTGAAGGTAGCATTAATTTAAAATTAAACACATATAATATGCAATTAAATTCAACAATAACCAATAATCATTGTATTATTATAAATAATAATTCTTTAGAATGTACAGATTTAAAAACTATTATTGAATCAAGTGTACGAAATAGTTTAAATTTATCATTTAATTCTGATACAATTGTAAAAAAATTTACTATTACTCAAGATACAAGAATAGATTCTTGTAATCCACTTAATTAATATTATATATTATATATTATATGTCTAATAACTTAAAATTGGTATTAATTCATGCAAATAATATAAGAAATATTAAAAATATTAAAAGTAATAGTTCATATTGCACGAATAGAATAGAACCAGTTACACATACTACAGAATATAATAGTATTAAATCAAACGAAATTAATAAATTAAGAAATCCGTCAAAAGGACAAATTTATGTTCATATTAATGATGATGACAATGATGAATACTTATTCTATAGATTTGATGGTAAAATATGGTTAGAAATTAAATAAAATGAATAAACATCTAGATAAGTAATGGCTATCTAACAATACTATATGCTTCGCAATGAAAGTTTTATTATGACAACCATTAGCTTATATACTTTTTGCGTAGCAATAATATCATTTAACTACGTGATTTCTACGAAATTTATCGAGTTTTCTTATATAAAAATTAGAAAGTGTAACGAAAAAATTGATATACTATTATATTTTATAATTATAAATTATATTAATGTTTGTTATAAAAAGAAATGGAAATAAAGAAGAAGTACTATTTGATAAAATTACTCTTAGAATTAAAAAACTAATTAACCTTTTACCATCGCATATTGATGAAGAAAAGTTTATTAATGCAACATTTGTTGGTCAAAAAGTTATTGGCTATATACACAATAATATTACAACAGAAGAACTTGATATTGAATCTGCTAAAATATGTGTAAATTTATGTACTACACATCCACTCTACTCGAATCTAGGTGGTAGAATATTAGTTAGTAATCTACAAAAGAAAACATTAGGATCCTTCTCTGATACAGTATTTAAAATTCAGGAAGATACTGATTTTTATGATGATAAATTTTATAATTGGGTTATTGAAAATGGTAAAGTACTTGATTCAATGATTGATTATGATAGAGATTATATGTTTGACTATTTTGGATTTAAAACGCTGGAAAAAGCATATCTAATTAAAAATCAAAAAACTGGTCATATATATGAAAGACCACAGCATCTATTTATGCGTGTCGCTTCATTCTTAAACATGGGAGACATTGTCGCTATTAAAAAAACATATGATTTATTATCAGATGGTTATTATATTCATGCTACACCAACATTATTTAATTCAGGTAGTAAAAGAAGTCAACTATCATCCTGTTTTTTAATTGGTACTGATGATAGTATAGATGATATTACAAATACTTGGAAATCAGTATCCGCAATTAGTAAATGGGGTGGTGGTATTGGGTTGCATGTTTCCAATGTTAGATCAAAAGGATCATTAATCAAAGGTACAAATGGACCCTCGTCTGGAATTATTCCAATGTTACAAGTCTATAATAGTATTGCAAGATATGTAAATCAGTGTTTTGTTGGTTCAACCAAAATTTATTCGGAAAAAGGGTTAGTTCCAATTGACCAATTAAAGGTTGGAGATAAAGTTTTTACAAGAGATGGTACTTTACAGGATATCAAAAAAATCTACAATGACAAGTATGACAAAGAAGTATTAGATATCAAAATTATACATAACTTTGATATCCCTACAAGTGTAACACCTGAACATCCATTCTTAGTTGTAAAGAATCATAAAGATGAAAAGAATCTAAGTACTGGTATGGAACATGAATGGATTGAAGCTAAGAATATAACTGAAGATGATTTAATTACGATACCAATTCCAAAATATGAAAAAGATAATACTATGTATAATGATTCTGATTGTTATATGTATGGTATTCTATTAGGAGATGGTTATATATGTAATTCGACAAATGATGTAGAAATACCAACTGGTCGCAATGATAATATGATTGATACAAATGTTAAAAATTATTTACATTCAAATATGATTCAGTTTAGGAAAATTACAAGTGATAATGTTGATATTATTAGATGGTCTACTTCATCCAAGTTCAAGTTTAATAGGAATCAACTATATGATAATAACAATGTCAAGCAATTTGATAGTGTTATGATGCATTTACCTATTTCTAAAGTTAAATGGATTTTAAAAGGATTAATTGATACATGTGCTTGCACTCATTCAGAGTTAATACTTGAACTAACATCTTTACATGTATTAGAATCTATAAGATATATTCTTCTAAGGATGAAAATATTGACAACATGTTCTATTCAAGAAACAGATAGTGGTTTGTTATCATATCTATTAATAATTCCACAAACTGATGAAATTGCGGAACTATTAGATATTGAAAAATCTGAGTATACACCTTTTTTATTATTTGGTGATAATCTTTATACGAGAATTAAATCAATTGAAAAAAGAACAATAAATGAGTTAGTGTATGATTTAGAAATGGATACTAATCACAATTACCTTACTGAAATAGGACTTGTACATAATGGTGGTAAAAGAAAAGGTTCAATTGCAGTCTATCTAGAACCTCATCATGCCGATATCTTTGAATTCTTAGACTTGCGAAAGAATTTCGGTGATGAAAATCTAAGAGCTAGAGATTTATTCTTAGCATTGTGGGTATCTGACTTGTTTATGAAACAGGTCGAGAAAAATAGTGATTGGTATTTAATGTGTCCAGATGAGTGTCCTGGATTAAGTGATGTATGGGGTGATGAATATGAAACCCTTTATTGGAAGTATGTATCAGAACACAAATATAAGAAGAAAATTGAAGCACGCAAATTAATGGGTGCTATTTGGGAATCTCAACAAGAAACAGGCACGCCATACATTACGTATAAAGATAATGTTAATAGAAAATCTAATCAAAAAAATATTGGTACAATCAAGTCATCTAATCTTTGTAATGAAATTGTAGAGTATTCTGATAAAGACGAACATGCTGTGTGTAATCTTGCATCAATTGCCCTTAGTAAAATGGTTATACCTATGAAAAGAACAACATATATTATCTATACAAAAGAAAATTGTAAATATTGTAAATGGGCAAAAGAATGGATTACAACTAATAATCATATTTATAAAGAAATTAAATTTGATCAAACTGATTATAAAATCATAGAACAGATTAAAGAACAAATTAAAATATCTACTAAAAGTAATGAATCTATTGAAACAATCACTTTTCCGCAAATATTTATAGAAACGGTTGGATCATTAGGTGCAACAATTAAACATTCATACATTGGTGGATTTGATGACATGATTAATAAATGTAGTTATTTATTTGATTATGATATGTTATATAATGTAGCTTATGTAGCAACTAAAAATTTAAATCGAGTTATTGATATTAATTATTATCCTACTAAAGAAACAAAGAAATCTAATATGAGGCATCGTCCAGTAGGATTAGGTATTCAAGGATTAGCCGATACATTGGTACAAATGAGAATTCCGTTTGATTCAGAAGAAGCAATTGACTTGAACTCAAAAATAATGGAAACTATATATTTTGCATCACTAACAGCTTCTAAAGATATTTCAAAAGAGAGAGAAGTAGATGTGACTAATCTAGTAAAATGGTTAGAAGATAATAATAAAACTATACCACATTATTATAATTCAGAATATAACTTGGGTGATGGAAGTATAAATACTATTTATCATAAACTAATGATTCATAATTTTGAAGCTATTCGTGACGATACAACTAATTTAGGTACATATAGTACATACGGTGGTTCGCCAATTTCAAAAGGTATATTACAATTTGATATGTGGAATCACGATACATCAACATTAATGTATAATTGGAATGCTTTAAGAACTGAAATTAAGAAATATGGTGTTAGAAATTCACTACTTGTTGCGTTAATGCCAACTGCATCAACTAGTCAAATTCTAGGAAACAATGAATGTTTCGAATTCTTTACAAGTAATATTTATACAAGAAATACATTAGCTGGTGATTTTCCCGTTATAAATAAGTATATGGTAAACGACTTGATATCAATTGGTGAATGGAATACAGAAGTTAAAGATTTAATTATTGCAAACAATGGAAGTATTCAATATTTAGAAAATGTACCACAAGTATTTAAAAGATTATATCAAACTCAATGGGAGTTAAAACAAATATGGGTATTAAAAGCAGCGAAAGCTAGAGGACCATTTGTTGATCAGACTCAGAGTATGAATATTTTTATGGAAGCACCAAATGATCAAAAACTAAATTCATGTTTATTTTGGGGATGGAAAAATGGATTAAAATCGGGTATGTATTATTTAAGAACAAAACCAGCATCACATGCTATTAAATTTACAGTTGACCAAAGTTTAATTAATAAAGTAAAAGAATCTGAAGAATGCGAAATGTGTTCAGCATAATGTCATGGTTTGAAAAAAGTTAATTTATGGAAAAGAATAGTGCCTGGTAAAACTTATATATCAATGAGTATTTTGCTTATTGATATATAAAAATTGATTATAATATTGTTAATATATTAACAATATTATAATGGATATTACACAAGATAATTATGATAAAATTAAGACTATTTGTAACAACGAAATTGCTTTTGATAAAACATATAAAATGTTAGAAACATTTGTAGAAGAATACAAGACCTTTATTGCTAAATTTGATACATCTGAAATTCTAGATAAAACTAAATTTAAGAAGGATAGTACACTTGTATTTGAGTTATTACGTTATGTTTTTCAAACTGAATTAGACGAACTTGATGAAGAAGATTCCGATTATGAAGAAGATCATGGTAAATTTGGAAGGATGTGCGATAATTTACATTGTATATTAGATACACTTGATACAATTGATACAATTACTACTACAGATTGCACTTTAATATGTTCTTTATCTTACGTTTTTAATTACTTTGAAAACTGCAAGCCATATTTAAATAATGAAAATAATAGTACTGAAAAACAAGTATATAATTTAGAAAAAGTGAGTGAGTCTCTTCTTGTATTTACTAAACTATCTGAAATTACAGAAAATTTAGTAACAGGTAATGATATATCTAATGAAATATTAACAGAGTACTCTAAATATACAAAGGAATTACTTCAAACATATAATAAAGATTCTGTTCTTATAGTCATCAAAGACCTTCATGAGAATAAAGATGTAGATTATAAGAAAGATTATGAGAATGAACTCGATGATACACTAAAGAAAAAATATATTGAATTAGTACAGATTAATACAGTGCTTACTCTGCAGTTATCAATCCAATCAAGGATAAATAAAATTAGTTAGATACTTGGAACATAAAAATAGATAGTTGCTTTATAATTATCAAGTTACTTTAAATACACTACATTTACGGAGCAATCCAATCTGATACGATATTGTATATTAATAAAAATTGAAAAACGAACATACTACGATAGTAATATAATGTATTATGTCGTCTAAAAAAGGAAACGCAAATAAAAGCAGAACCTCTGCAAACAGTACCCATCAGCTAATCGAAGCTGATAAGAAAGTAGGACAACAATACGCAGAAGTAGTTAAACCACTAGGTAATTCTACATTTCTCGTTAGAAAACTAAATGGTGAAGAAGTGCTTTCTGGACTAAAAGGTTCTATGAAAGGAAAGAAATTTGAACGCGTAGAATCAGGTGGCACGGTTCTTATACAAAAAGACTCATCTACAACAGGTAAAGATAAGTTTTTTATTATTCATCTCTATACTCCAAAGGAAAGAAAGCAACTAGAGAAACTAGGCGAGTTTGTTTCCAGTACTCAAGTAGAAGAGAATGAGGACACTTTCATGTTTGAAGGCAGCGATAGTGTTGTTCAAGCCAAACAGTCTGATATTGATTTGGAATCTCTTATTAATGATATTTAATTTATAGTAGTGTGTTTCTTAACATATTCAAATATTAATTTATCTTCATTTGCTTTAAACTTTTGATTAGTTGTACGATTTTTCGGAATACCTATCTTAATTAACATTTCTTGTCTATGTTTATCAAGGTTATTCGCATAATTTCTAATAAATTCAAATAAGCTATTTTCTCTTTTCAAAAGTTTATCAATTGATTTAGCAATTAATGTTTTAGCTGTAAATTTATAATTTTTCATTCTATGTTCTAAATACCATAAACACCATGCTAAACAATAACCACCAAAGTCACCTGGTTTTTGAAATAAACTATTATTTTCATCAGATAGATTTTGAAATCCTGCAACCGGTAAATATTTTTTTACATTCAAATAATATAATCCAGTATTCCATGTTAATTCTTCTTCTAAAATTATATCTATATCACCATCAATATCATGTGTATTTCCATAAGGATCAAACCTTTCAATAAAATTATTTTCAAAATCATAATATAAAATCATTGCGTGTAATCCACCATGTGGTAATAAAACAGAAAGTAATACTGTCGCATGATTATATTTATCTTTATTTTTATTAGCGTTTATTAATTGATTTAAATGTGGATGTATATGATAATTATATTTATCTTGCCAATAAATAACCCATGGAAAGTTATTATATTCATTTATAAAGTTATCAGGGAAATTAAATCCATTATCCCAATACATATCATTATCTACTTTATCAATATACTTTGGAATATATAAATTAGTATATTTGTTGTTAAAATAAATTAGAAATAAACCAGCGTCTAATATGGTCGATGAAAAAGTATTTGCATTTGCAAATTTGTATTCATCTATTATAACACACTCTTTATCGGAACATTTTATAGTATCTATTTTTTCTAATGTTTTTAAAAACATTAACCATTTATCTGTAGCGTGGTCTAGAATAGTTTTACCATCTGCATCTGTCTGAAATACATCTATTTTAATATTTTTTATAACTTTATGGTAATCATCAAATGATAATTGGATTAAAATATGTAGAATAGATACTTTATCAACATTGTAATTATTCCACAATGTATTTCTTTTAAGAATATCTAATTCGATATCTAAATTGCCAGTACCGGCAACTAGTCTAGTACGTATAATACTAAATGCTAAATTTTCACCATATTTATTAGTTGATATAAAATTATGTGTATCTTTAATGTTATTCCATAACAGTTCAGACATTTTATATTTATTCTTCCCCGATTTATTAAGTGTCTCATAAATATAACTGTTAATAAATGGATGCAACGTATATATAGATGTATATTTATCTGTATCAATATTATTTTTAATAATATACTCTAATAGATCAATTTTCTGAGATAAAATTGTTGGATAGATTATACTTTTTCCTTGACTATCTAATACTTCTAATACATTGCATTTCTCAAGTTTAGATAGTTGTTCAATAATATTAATAATATTTTTTATTTTCAAATTAGGATTTGAGGGTAGTTCAAATGTTGGACAAGTTGATAAATCAGAAAGTTTAAATTTTTGTCCATATATAATACTAATTATGAATGTTATTAATTTCAAACTTCCATCACGAAATACATGATGTATAAAATTATTTTTTTGATCTTCTAAATCAGATACATTTGTCAATATTCTTACCCATTCTATTTCTTTGTTATATTCGATTATTTCTATAATTTTATCAGATACTTGTAAATAATCAAGAAATGTGTGATTTGCAAAATTAATATTCGATGCATAATCCGGATAAGATTTAAGTAAATATTTTAACATATCTAGAGATTTAGTTTCTGCAGTAACTTTCGCTGCTAAATGAAAACCAGTTAACCCTTCATCATTTTCCTTATAAATTGGATGTTTTATTAATTTCATAGCTTTTAAATTATTAGTCATAATTAAATAATGAAAGAGATAGTTATTTAAAAAAATAGGTTCATCTATTTTATATTTGTTAATATCTTTTTTAGTATTTATATTGGAAATCTTCTTAAAATCTATCATTATTTTAATTATACTTAGAAAATAAAAATAAAAATTGGTTTGACAAATGGTAATAAGTAATGGCAATCTAACAATACTATATGCTTCGCAATGAAAGTTTTATTATGTATTTTGCTATTACTGCGTAAAACGCAATGACAGAAGCTTATCGTTTATTTTGCAAAGCAATGAAATGTAGAAAAAAATTGGCTGGACTATCTATTCAAGGTTTCACGAAGTGATTTCTTAAATAGCACCATTTGTTTACACATAGTGTAAACAAACATAAATAGAAATTTTATTTCTATTTCCAATAAAAATTGATTCTTTAAAAAGTTATTGGTTAATTATATGTATATAATGGACAATCAAATTGGAATTTCAAAATATAAGAATATTAACGGTGTTACATGTTATATGAACTCTATACTCGCTATATTACAACAAGTACCTATATTCAGTGATTATATAATTTCAGGAAAGTTTAAAGATTCTATTAATTCAGATGATTATGAACAATCTATATCATATCAACTTTATAAACTATTTCGAGTTAGTATGTCAATGGAAGATGCTAATTTAACACCTACATCATTAAGAAAGGTTTGTTCTCAAAAAGATTATGTATGGGGTGAAAACCAGCAACAAGATTCAGCAGAATATCTACAATTTGTGATTTCAAAGATGGAAGAAGAACAAGGAAAATCAGTTAATTTTATACCTGGATTAAAAATAAATAATAGTTATTTAGAAAATGATATAAATATGTCACTCGAATGTGTACAAGCAATTGCAGGATATCATAAATTTATTAAAAAAGAGTATTCTCCAATTAAAAAACTATTTACTGGATTAGAAGAAACTAAATCAAATTGTAAAATTTGTTCAACTGTAAAGAATAATTATCAGACATTCTTAACTTGGCAACTACCAATCCCTGTTACGAATGCAACACAAGAATTAGAACTTTCTGATTGTATGGATAAATGGTTTGAGAATGAAACACTAGATGATATGAATAGATCATCGTGTGATTTTTGTGGTGTTAAATCAAATGCTAATAAATCAAATTATCTTTTTATGCCACCAAAAATACTAGTGATTCAGTTAAAAAGATTCAAGAAAGATATGTATGGACAAGTTTGTAGAAAAATTACTAATAAAGTTAATTATCCAATTAATGATTTAGATATTAGTAAGTATGTTAGTAAATCTAGTTGTTATAAAGATAAGTGTAAATATAATTTAATTGGTATTAATTTGCATCAAGAATTGGGGTCATATGCTAACATGAATTTAGGACATTATGTATCAATTGTAAAAAATAGATATGATAATAACTGGTTAGTTTTTAATGATGATAATTCACCTACTACAATTACTTCAAAGGAACAGTTAGTTAATAATAAAACATATTTACTATTTTATTATAGGACTAATTAAGTTATTTCTATTTGCAAAGCAAAAAGAAACTATATATTTATATGTGCAAATGTATAAGTAAGTAAATTATATTACCTTCTTTTATAATTTGATGTAATTTAACAATAGTTTTACATTTGTCAATCATTTCAATATAATTAAAATTATAAGGAAGTTTAAAAACAATTATTTTTATTTTATTTTCATTAAATGAGTAATTATCTAATAAAACACATACGTCTGATAAACTAGTATTAGATATTTCGATATTTAGATTATCATCAAATTTATAATTTGGACCGCCCCACGGTGGATCAACAAATACAACATCAATTTGTTCATTTATTTGTTCTAATAGTTGTAAAAAATCAAAGTTATGTAAAACAATATTATTATAAGTATAATTCTCAATATTACTTTTTAAGAGTTTAAATCTTTCTTTATCATATTCTACACTTATTACTTTATTAAAATAACTTGCGAATGATATTGTATTACCACCTAATCCGGCAGTTGAATCTAGTATAGTATTAATAATAATACCCGTTTTTTCAAATAATTTAATTTTTTTTGATATTTCATCTGCATCATTAGGTCGTGATATAGACCATAACCCCTCTTGATCATATTTTAATTTATTAATATTATTACAATTATCTGGAGGGAATATTTTCTTTATTACATTTATGTTTATATTCATATTAATATTAATAATTTTAGTTTCTTATATAGAATTCTTATAAAGATTTCTATCTATTAATAATTAATGAATAGTATTATTATTAATGAATTCTCTAAATTAGTTACATTTATTCAGTATCAAATTAATGAATTAGAAAAAGATACTAGTAAAGATAACGCCAAAAACATAGTATCATATAATTTTAGACTAAGACAAATTAAGAATATTTTATTAATATTAAAAAAATATAATGAAGAAATAACTATTGATAATATCAATGAATTGGCACAGGTTAATGGGATTGGCAAAGGAACAATAGAAAGGGTAAAAGAAATACTTGTAAATAAAAAATTATCTGAATTAGATGATTTTAATAAAATTTATAATAACTCTAAGTTTAAAAATGAAAACAAAATAATAGATGAACTTTCTGAAATAGTAGGTGTTGGACCTGTTAAAGCAAAAGAGTTTTTTAAAAATGGTATTAAGAGTGTACATGATTTAAAAACCAAAATAGATAAAGGTACATTAGAAGTTAATGATAAAATTATACTAGGTTTAAAATATCATGATGTATATAAGATTAATATTCCTAGGAAAGAGATTGATAAAATATATAAATTACTTGAGAAGGTAGTATCATCTGTTAACAAAAAATATAAACTAGATGATGATAATAAATATATATTTGAAATATGTGGTTCATACAGAAGAGAGAAACCATTTTCAAATGATATAGATATATTACTTTCTAAATTAGGTGATACTAACACAGACCTCGCACAAGAAGAAAATAATTTAAAGATGTTTGTTAATACGTTAAAATCAAATATTAGATCAAATAATAATAAACCTTTATTATTAGATGATATAACAGATAAGAATATAGAAACAAAATATATGGGATTTGGAAAGTATAAGGATGAACCTATTAGACGAATAGATATCCGATATGTTAACTTTAATCATTTTTATTATGCATTATTATATTTTACTGGATCAAGTGATTTAAATAAAAAAATGAGAGAATTAGCAAAAACGAAAGGACTAAAACTATCAGAATATGGTTTAGTAGATTCAAAAAATAAAAATTATAATGTTAAATCGGAAAGAGATATTTTTAAAAAATTAGGTTTAGAATATTTACCACCAATATTAAGATAATTTGCACTTGTGTAATTTACTAAGTTTATACTAATTATAAAATCTATTATTTTATAATTAATATGAGTAATACTAAAGGAGATATTTACTTCCGAGATATTCATGGTAACTTTCATAAATTAGAAACGAAAGATTTAGATAGTGAATTATTAGAAGTGGCTGGTTTTAATAATATATTAACTAGTAATTCTACTGAAAAAACACTTTGTAATTATAAACCATTAAATTATTATAAACTTAACTTGAATACAGTTAAAAATGGTGAAATTAAAAATAATCGAATCGTTTTACAAAAAGGAATGTACAAATTTTGCATATATTCAACATTTGTGTCTAATATAGAACAACGAATTTATTTCTTTTTAAGAAATAAAAGTATTTTAAAACAAACATTAGTTACACATAATATATCCGATAAAATACCAAATAATATAAATTATAGTTTTATTATAAATATAAACTTTAATGAAGAATTAGAACTGGGTATAATTGCTGAAAAAGATATACAATCATCCAGTTCATATATACTTTACACGCAGATTAATTAAGTACTATTACTTGATCTAATCTTATTAATAATAGCTAGTTTAAATCTTACCTCTTCGTGAAATTTAACAAGTAAACTAGAAATATCTTTTTTGTTTTTAATTAAAAGATAATCTTTGTAATTTTTATTTATTTTATCTATATATAAATCATTTGTTTTGTATTCAATATTAATAATCTTTTTATATTTTTTATAACTTGTTTCTAATATATCTTCATTTTTTTCAAAACTTAATAAACTATTTGTTTCACATATGGTATCTTTAGTATCATATGTATGATTACTTGTATTTCGTACCTTGTTTTCAATATTATTAATAAATTCGTTATTATATATATCAGATTTAGATGTAAAATTATTAATTTTTAAAATAATATATGCTTTCGCTGTTTTCTCTAACGAATTTAGAATATTATTAAAATGTATTTGTTTATTGAATTCAGAGAATATATTCACAAAGTCTTCCTTCATATATATATCAGTAAAATAACAGTTATATAATACAAAATTCTTTTCAAGTATATCATTTAGTTTACTATCTAATATAACATTTTCGTGATTGTTGTAATTTTGTAATAATATATTTATTTCTAAAATACTTGATTCTGTTAAATTTCTATAATTATATAATATTTTGGTTTCTAATTTACAAATATAATCACTTATAACATATATCATTATATTGTCGATAATTTTATTATTATCTAAATCCAAATTATATATATTATTTTGATACTTGACTAACATCGATTCATAATCATCATTGCGAGAAGCTTTATTTAATAAATTTATTATTTTTTTCATTTGATTCCAAATCTCAGATATAATAAAATTAAAATTTTCGTATGTTGATACTTTAATCTCTAATATATCATTATTATTTAACTCTTCGATTATTTTTAAGGATTTTGATATTTCAGTTACAAGATCGGTAAAATTACTTTCATTCTCTAAATTATAATCAATACCTGATGAATTTATAAAATTTCCTATTAAATTATTAGTTTTTGAATTTATAAGGTTTAATACTGGTTTCATTACTTCCGAATTATTGATCGAAAAATTTAATAATTTATTAAGCTCATCAGAAAAATTATTCTGAGATCCAAATAGATTAATTTTCTCTATTTTTTTTAAAACGTTTACATTATTATCACTATCACTACTATTATTATTACAATCGCTGCTATTACTATCACTACTACATTCATATCTTTCTATTATTTTATTCTTAGATTTCTTATCAGATTTCTTATCATATTTTTTCTCATATTTCTTATCAGATTTCTTATCAGATTTCTTATCAGATTTCTTATCAGATTTCTTATCAGCTTTCTTATTATCGTTAAATGTTTCTAAAAATTGACATTTCTCGATTGTATCATTTATAAAATCAATAATATAATTATAATTTTCATATTCTAAATTTAATAAATATTTACCTATAAAAGTATATTTGATATTTAATTTATTTAATATATTATCTAAATATTTAATAGGTACTTCTGTCTTTTTAACTTTATTTTCTACTTGAACATATTTACAATAATAATGAATTGCATCGGTAATCTTCTCTTTTTTTAAAGATTTTATAATATATTTTAAACTATCTTTATTAATTAATAATATATATTGAATACAGTTAAAATTAATATCTACTAAAATACTATTTTTTGATTCTAGTTTATAAATTTTATTTAATTTAATATTTTTCATTATATTAAATTCTTTTAGAAAATAATAATTCTTATACCACAAGTGTATTTACCAAGTAAAATAATTTGCCTTTGGCGGAATGAACCTCGTTATTGCTTTATAATATTAAAAGGTTATCACTGATAGTTTTTGACAAGTAATTAAAGTTTCAAATGGGTTATATAAAATAAACTAAAAGTTAATCTGGTCTTAACATCTTTTAATAATATGTTCTTTTTCATATTCATCTTTATTTAAATAAAGACATCGTGACTTCAATTCATTATGCATATGTTCAATTACAAAATTAAGAGTGTTTATTGTTTTTAGAATTTCTTTATTCGGAATAACCAAATTATTTTTATCGTATTTAACACCAATATAATCTAATAAAATTATTAAATCTGCAGATACCATATTATGAACATAATGGTCTTGGTAACAAACATTTTTTGTTTTTGCATTATAATTATAAAAACATTCATTTTTGAAATTACAAAATTTGTAAGAACATCTTGATATGTAACTCGCATCATTCTTTGTTTTATGGTTAACATCTTCTAATTTTAATCTATTTGATAATATATTGCTTATATTTAATAATAAATTAATGCATTTTAAAAAGAAGTCATAATTTAAATAATTATTTTGTAGTGTATATTTTGCTAATAATCTTATTATGTCTAATTCATACTCGAGTAATAGTAAACTATTATGTGATTCTAAATAAGTATTTAAATTATCAGTATCTCCTAGCTTATTAATTTTATTAACAGAGTTACTATACTCTTGTTCGAGAAGATTTGTTTCGTCCTCTATAACCAAATGGTGTTTATATTTTTCAATTGTTTCAGTATTGAAATCAGTTTTAATGTAATAATCAGAAAACCATGTCATTTTTAATATATATATATAAAAGAAAATATCTTTAAATTATAAGACATGAAAGACCGTTTAAAAGAAATAAACGATATCATTGATTCAATTAAATCACCCAAAGAATATAAACAAGATATACAAAAAAAGATGGATGATTTTTATGTTTTATATAAAAATGAATTAGAAGATTATAAACACGTCAAGACAATTGATGATCTTTATAATTTAAAAAGTGCAGGATATATTAGATACATTAATTTAGATGGTAAGTTAAGATATGGTGGTATATTGCTCAAAGTTTTTAAATCAGAAAATGAAATTGAATTTTATAACAAGAATCTTATTTTAATACAAAATACTAATAATAAAAAATGGACTATATCATGGGAAGATAATTATATATTTTATAAAAAACAAACTAAAAAAGGTGACGCTATGAGAAATCTGTTTATTTCACTAATTGATAATAAATAATAAACTATATTGTAAATCAATAATGAGGCTCTTTTTGTCAAATGCTGATAACCACACTCGCATTCTATTTTCGCTTAAGCGAATGAAAGACTTGTTATATGAAACGTTACGTAGTATTGTTTTATATAATAAAAATTGGAAAGTGTAACGATAAAATCTTAGATTTCAAAAGCAAAGCTTAAATGCTCTGCATTTATTAATAAAACTACGTTTTATGATTTTTAGTAATAACATTCAATTGCTACGCAAAATAAAAGTATGATTTTTGTTTCACTTTTTAACCGTTAGTTCAACCTAGATTTTCTTCGAAAATCTAGGTTAAAATAAAAATTGATACTTTAACATCTTACACAAGACTTTTTAATGTTAATGTCATCTAGTAAAACTACAACTACAACTCAAGTAATCGGAGATAAACCTAAGAGAGGCCTAAATGCAATTCTTACATGTATGAATGATTATAGAAATAATGTCATTGGTGTACATATTGGTACTAAAGCACCAAAAAAGACGGCACCAATTTTTAAAGTGACTCTAGCATTGGCCAGAACTCAAATGGGTATTGATGAAAAGCAAAAAAATACAATTGAAATTGTTAATAAAGCAAGTGAAATTTTCTCATCTAATCCTGATAAATTTACACAACTAGCAATTGCTGCTCAAGAAGCTGAAGCTGTAGAAGCTGCAAATAATGCATCAACTGTTACAACAACAGCGGTTGAAACTAAAGTTAAAGGAAAATCTAAGAAAACTAAAAGTAAGGATGAAGTTGTTGAACCAATTATAGCTGAAACTAAAACTAAAACAAAATCCAAAAAAGCGGAATCTATTGAAGTTGTAGTAGAAGTTAAGAAGACTAAAGGAAAGTCTAAGAAAACTGATAGTGTTGCAAGTGAAGAGAAGATTATGGCACCTATTAAGAAGAAAATTTCTGTTAAAAAGACCTCTGCAAAAAAAGAGATTGTTTCAGACTCTGATTCTGACGACAGTGATTCTGATTAATTTAAATTTATTTCGAGTGTATTCTCTAATTTACTATTTAATATTCTTTTAATATCTGTATAATCAATTGTTTCTTTCTTTAATAATTCTTTATTTAATAATTCCATTTGATCTTTATGTTTTAGTAATGTATCCATTGTAAATTTTTCTAATTTTTTTACACCGCTTATTATTGATTTGGTTAATTTATTATCACAATTTTTTAAGCTATTAAAATTTAATGGTCCAAATTTCTTTGACATACCCCATTCTTTATAATAGTATTGAATTAATTGAGTAACTTTTTCTATATCATCATGTGCACCCGAAGATAATTCATTGTAAAAAATTTGTTCTGCACTTCTTCCACCTAATAATATACAAATTGTAGATAACACATAATATTCTGTGTATAATTTCTTATCATCTGATTTTTGTTGACTGAACCCTAATGCAGATTCACCGCGCGGTAATATAGATACCTTTATGGGTGGTTCACAATTTTTTAGTAAATAACTCATTAATGCATGTCCAGCTTCGTGTCTAGCTACTCTTTCTAATTCTAATTCGTTCATCCTTCTTTCTGGTTTTTCTCGTCCAATCATAACTTCATCAATTGCTTTCTTTATATCATCAATTTCGATCATATCATGATTATATTGAATAGCATTTATCTTTGATTGATTTGCTATATTTGCTATATCAGCACCCGTTAAACCACTAGTTAATTCAGATAAAAGTGTATTATCTAATTCTTCTGTATATTGTTTATCTAAATACAAGTTAAATAATTCAAGTCGTTCACTTTTATTAGGTGGGTCAAAATATATCTTTTTATCAAAACGACCAGATCTAGTTAATGCTGAATCTAAATTCTTTACTAAATTTGTTGCAGCAAATATCATTATATTACTATCCTCAGTAAACCCATCCATTTCAGTTAATAATTGATTCAATGTCTGTTCTCTTTCCGAATTACCATCAGTGCCTCGTTTTTTTCCAACTGCATCAATTTCATCAATAAATATAATACATTTTTTATGAGCTTTCGCCTGTTTAAATAATTTACGAACACGAGATGCGCCGACACCAACATACATTTCAACAAATTCTGAACCAGATGCGTGAATTACAGGTATCCCAATTTCTTTAGCTAATGTTTTAACTAATAATGTTTTACCTGTACCTGGCGGGCCTACTAGTAATATACCTTTTGGTAATTTTACATTCCATTTTTTATATTTTTCATCATTATTTATAAATTCAAAATAATATTTTAATTCATCTTTAACAGACTTTAAACCAACCACATTATCTAGACTGAAATCGGTATTAATACATTTTTTAGATGTATTATTTGTATATAATTTATTAAAATCAGAATTTGGGGTGATTTCAACAAATGTATTATTATCCAAATAATACTTATTAATCAATCGTAGTATAAAGTGAATGAAACATAATAACAAACAAATCGTTACAATTTCCATAATTATATTACATGACATTATATTTATTGATTAAAAGTATTATTTTTGCTACCATAATATATGTATATACATTCTTTAATAAAAAAGATGAATATTAATTTAAATAATAAAGTAGTATAATATTAAATGGAATTAACACAAAATACTACAAATTATATGACAAATGGATACAGTATTTCAAAAGACTCATCTGTTGAAGAAATAATACATATACCATATAATATTAATAATATTTTAGCATCAGAAGATAATATTTTAGAATTACTTGCAACTAATAATGTTATTGTTGAAAAAATTAATCATATTCATTTTTTTCAGCAAGCATTTACACATAAATCATATATTCAAAAAGATATATTTCCTGAAGATGTATTAATAGCCGCAAAAAATGAATTAGGTAATCCACCCAAGTTACTCGAATTAGGCAATGCTAGCTATGAACGATTGGAATTCTTCGGTGATAGAGTTGTTAAATTAGTTACTTCAATGTATCTTTTTTATAGATATCCAAATGAAGATGAAGGGTTTATGACTAGATTACAAACCAAAATTGAAGATAAAACAAATCTGGCAGTTATGTCAAAAAAGATAGGACTTGGAAAATATTTTATTATTTCACAACAAATAGAAAGTTTAAATGGAAGAAATCTTGAAAAAATTCATGAAGATGTTTTTGAAGCTTTCTTAGGTGCATTATTCCTAAGTAATGGATTTGAACCATGTTGTGTCCTGTTAGTCAATCTTTTAGAAACTCTAATTGATTATTCCGATAAACTATATTGTGATAATAATTATAAAGATATTCTATTAAGATATTACCATAAACAAAAATGGGTTTTTCCTAAATATCATATGATATATCAAGAAGGACCACCTCATAAGAGAACATATATTATGGGTGTAGAAAAAGGTACTGATGCACCTATAAATGAATCATCGTTTAAAGATAGGTGTGTTGGCTTTGGAATGGGTGCGTCTAAAAAAGAAGGACAACAGAATGCAGCAAAAATGGCACTAATTTTATACGGGTATTTAAAAGAAGATCAATATAAGAATTCAGATATTTTTTATCCTAATTGGGAAAAAATAAATTTGTCTGATAGTAATAGTAACTATATTTATCAAGCAAATGATAATGATTCAACTAGTGAACAACTTGAAAAAAATACTACTGAAAAAAATACTACTGATAATAATTCATACTATTCTGATGTATCTGAAGAAACAGATTCAGATTAATTTATACAATAATTTAATTTAAACAAAAATTTATTTAAACAATAATGAATAAAGAATTCTTGTCGAGAGATAATACTTCTAAAATATACAAGGAAATTATACGTGAAAATAATTTATTAGTATTACCTAAAGAATCTAAAAAAATTATTGTTAATAATTTAATTGAAAATATGAAAGAAATCTATAAACATATAGATGTTAATAAGATAAATTCAACAAATATAGGTAAGATATTGGGTCAATTTAATAATATGTGCATTAAACAAACATCACAAAACCTTAAAAAGTCATCTGTTTTCACTGGCGAAGATACTCAAATATCAAGAGTTAAATTTGAACGTGATTTTAATAGTACTCCTAATAAAAAAGTGCAATTTTCAGAACGCCCAATTTCATCAATTGTTAAAAATAAACCGGGTAATAATTTGGGAAATATATCTGATAAGAATAATTTTTCTAATACTAGTTTTATGCCGAATAATAATTCGAGCGGTAATAACTATTCTAATAATTCGAGCGGTAATAACTATTCTAATAATTCGGGTGGTAATAACTATTCTAATAATTCTATTAATAACCAAATAAATAAACCAACTAATAGTCTAGACAGTATGTTCCTACCAATATCAACAAATGCACAAGAATCTAACTTTGGATATTTAGACAGTAAAAATGATAGTGGTGATATAAATAAACAATTGGACTCTGTTAGTCAAATGAGAGAAAACGAAAACTCACATTTAACTAATAGGCCATCAACCCCCGATTTTCTGAAATCTAAGAAAACTCAGATTAGAAAAGAAGGTATTGATGACAAATCGTCTGAAAAAGAGAATCACAATCAAGTACCAGATTTCTTAAAACCCCAGCGAACTAATACTAGAGAGAATGTAGATAATAACAATAATTTCAATAATAACAGTAATAACAGTGATAATGGGATTCAAGCAATGAATTCAAATAATCAATCAAATAATAATGAACTAGATAGTTTTTCTGGCGATAATAATTATTTTTCATTTGAGGATATGAATAAACCATTGGTAAATACTGAAATAATAGAAGATACATCTACATTTGAAGATAGATTAAAGTCACTACAAAGTGATAGAGATCAGTTTAATCCTGAAACCTCAAACAAAAAAACGGATCAGAATCAACAGCAACAACAACAGCAACAACAGCAACAGCAACAACAACAACAGCAACAACAACAACAGCAACAACTACAGCAACAACAACAACAGCAACAACAGCAGCAACAGCAGCAACAATATCAGCAATATCACCAACAACAGCAGCAACAACAAGAGCAACAACATCAGCAACAACAATATCAACAACAACAGCAACAACAATATCAACAACAACAGCAACAACAAGAGCAACAACAGCAACATCAACAACAACAACATCAACAACAACAACATGAGCAACAAAACCAACATATGAATGAACAATATGATAGTCCACATCATATGAAACAAAATAATATAGAACCAAAACTACAAGAGTTATTAGATAGATTAGATAGTTTGGAACACAAGAAAGATAATAATCCAAATAATAGTTCAATGAGATTAGAACAAGAAAATAAACAGCTTAAAGTTGAACTAGGTCAATTATCAAGTTTAAAAGAACGAATCTCAACTGAGTTTACCGAGTTAAAAAAGAAGAATGAATTAATTCAGTCTAATATGCTGATACTAAATCAACGTGAACTAGAACTAAATAATCGAGAAAATAATATAGTACAATTAGTAGAGACTTACAAGCAAATTTTAAACTCGAGGTTCTATCAAATGAATGTAACATCAAAAGAAAATATTTCAAAATATACATATTTTTTTAATAATATAACAAATATAACTTCACTAAAATTAATATCTTATTCATTACCCCAAGCTAGATATAATATAGATACAAATAATAATATTTTGAAATATAAAATTATATCTAGTGAAGATACCGATACAGTAGAAGAGTTTAAAGAAATAATAATACCAAAAGGTAAATATACAATTGAAACCCTTATTTCTTACATTAATGATAAATCACATAATTGTGATCTATATTTTGAATTAAATATTAATCAAAAAATAACTATATCTTCTAGTAGTAATTTTGTAGTAGAATTTAATAATTTAATGACAAATGTTATAGGTTTCAAAGATAATAATGTACCAACATTAATTGAAAGTAAATATATAGTAGAAGCTGATAATACATGGGATTTAAGAGTGAATGATAAATTATTTTTATATTTTACAAATATTAATGATGACCCAATATCAATTGTATATTTTAATGGTAATTGTGAGTCTCAAATCCAATTTGAGGAGCCAATTGAATTATCACATTTAGATATTGAATTACGAGATGGATATGGAAATTTGTATGATTTTAATAACTTAAAACATACAATAAATCTCCAATTTGAGTTAACAAATCAATTTAATGATATTGTTGATATACCAAATAATATTAGTATGACCATTTAATTTTTAAAATAACTTTTTCTACAATTATTCATAAAGTCATCGTTTTTAATATTATTAGTAATATCATTAAATGTTTCACCACCTACTAATCTAACAATAAAATTTATAGAATATACGCCACATTCTGTATCTTCAAATTGATGCTGTATTTGATTATATTTAATATCAAATGTTTTAAGGTTATCAATTTCTTGAGTATTATTATTATTTTTAATATTTTTTAAGACTTTATTAATAGGTAATTGTTTGTTATATTTTTTTTGGTACATATATTTGGTAATTTTATTAATAAATGTTTTAATTTTCTTTCTTGGCTTTTTACCAAATGAATCAAAAAAGTAAATTTGATTTTTATCTAAATTAGCATACAATGAAACCCAATGACTACCTGGTTTATTATGTGGATCTAAATTTATAACCATACCTATATGGTCTATATTCCCTTCTGTGTTATGTCCATCATTTAATTTACCATTTTGTAAATCTTTAAAATTAATTTCTGCCATTTCTAATTGTCTTAATTCCTGGAAATCATACGGAACTGCACCTAAAAAAATAAAATTCTTATATTTTCGTTCATATTGCTCAATTACATTATTAATATTTGTTGTACTTAACCAATCATAATTATTAGCAGGTCCGGTTGGTTTAAAAGTAAATTTGTCTAATTCATCGTTATTTAGACGTTTGACAAATCGTTGATTTAACCAACACAATTGGTTATCGCATTTAAATTTATTATTAAACTCATTATCTAATTGTTTAACAAGCTGCTCTTTTTTGACATTAGGATCTATTACAACACTTCCTACTTCTTTATTAAAATTAATAGCAATGGCTTGTAATACTTCTTTAGTTATACAACTACCTTTCTCGTATTTTATACCAGGAGCACATTTCTTATCCATTTATATTTAATTAGAAAAAAAATTTAATTAAATGTAATTTTATCTAATTATATTATTCTTGAACCTATCGTGTATAATATCTTCTTATTATTGTCCAAATAGAAGTAAAAACTGATGGAATAAATACTACTTTCTTAATTTAATTAAATTCGTAAATTTAATTAAATATAAAGTATGCTTCAGTTAGGAATAATATTATTTTTACCATATTATTTTAGGTGTTTGATTTGCGATCTGTTCGATAGAGTTCCAAATAGGTTTAAAAATTCTATCGAATATAAATTCACCCCATTGATTAATACTTTTATACTTTTTTTTATGTAATTGAGTAATAAAGTTATATGTAAATACTCCGGTAGTTATACTTTTATCAAATATAACAAGGTTTTTTGTTAACTCTGAATTTACATTATTAATCAAATTCGAACTTTCATTCGAAGATTGATTATACAATGTTGAACCTATTAAACTTATATTATTAAAATTTTTATAAGGAACTAATTTAAAACTACCAGAGTAACAACAATCTAAAATAATATACAAATCTATTGGATTCTTCAATGCATTATTAATATTTTTGAGGAAATGAATATCTGATACAAAATTACTATCAGTACTATTAATACCAATATTACCATTCATAAATCCATGCCCCGAATAAATTATTAACAATTTATCGAATTTTCCAGACATTTCTGAAATTATTTTTATTATACTATCTTCAATTACATTTTTATTCAACAATATTTTGGGTTCCAACCATATTTCATTCATATTATGGTCATCTTTCAACTTTAAAATATAGTTATAATACATTTTTGCATCATTACTACATCCTTTTAAGTTATCAATATCATATCCTAAACATATACTACAAATTATTTCTTTCATCAATCTATAAAATATTTAAAAAATAAATAGGTTTAAAATTTTTAGTTAAGTATTTAACTTAATATTTAAATATATAAATTTTTTTCTCACATTAATTATATGTCATTTGAGCACAAATACTTAAAATATAAACAAAAATATTTAGAAATTAAAGAAGAACTTTCTAAATTACAGGCTACTAACCAACAGGTTGGGGGTAATTATTCTGATTCTGAAAGTTTTAATATTGATAAACTAACTGAAACACCTAGTTTTCAAAAATCTATTAAAGAACAACAATCTGTTGTTCAACAAGGTGGTAATCAATATGATTCTGAAGATTTTAATCTTAATAAATTAACAGAAACACCAACTTTTGAAAGTATATTTGGAATCCAAAAAGGTGGATATGTAAATAATTCCACTGAAAGTTCAGTATATAAAAATACAGAAGATACCGATAGTGACAGTATTCAACAATTAACAGAAACACCTCAACATGACATTGTTATGAATATTGATTCCAGTTCTGAAAAAACTAACGAAAATACCAACGAAGATACCAACGAAGATACCAACGAAGATACCAATAAAGAAAAGAAAGAAAAAGGTTCAGATGATTCATCAAGTGATAAAGAGGAAGACTCTTCTGATAGTGATTCAGAAAGTGATCAAGAGGGTGGAAACTTGGATTTAGATACATCTATTTCTGAATTAGATGAGATCTTTTCTCAATTAGGTGGTAAAATGAAAGATGATGATGATTCATCTTTAGATGATGATTCATCTTTAAGTTCGTTGGATTCATTAGAAGATTCATCTTCCAGTGATTTTGATCTATAGATATTTAAAAGAAAATTAATAATATAATTAAATTATGATTGATATCAAAGGATATGACGACCTAAATAATCAAATTTTTGAAAATAAAGATAAAGTATTATTATTATACTTTGGAACTAGTTGGTGTGGTCCGTGTCAACAACTAAAAGATAAAATTAAGCACCAACAAGATGAAATAAAAAATATTTGTGTTCTATATATAGACTGTGACCTTGAAGAAAATGAAGAAATTTCATCTGATTATAATATATCATCTTTACCAACACAAATATTTGTTCATTTGGATAAAAATAGAGTTGTTAATGATGATATGATAGAAGGATATGATTGGATTAAATTAGTAATGACCTATAATAAAATAATTGAAAATAAGAATAATTAGATAAATTAGTATACTTATAATGACAGATTCAAGATTTGAAATTAAAAGTATAAATGTATTAACTTCGTGGCGACACAACCTACCTCTAAATAGTGATTGTACTATTTGTAGAAATAGTCTAAATGAAGATAGTATCGAGTATATGACGAAAGGAATTACTTCATATGTAATTGTTGGTCAATGTGGTCATTCATATCACAGAGAATGTTTAAATGGCTGGATTAAAGATAATCCAAGATGTCCAATTTGTGGCGATAAATGGGCATATAAAGATATTAATGAACCAAATGTGCATCAATCTACACCGTCGCATTCACACCCGCATCCTAGTTCACCGCCTAATTCACCGCCTAATTCACCATAAGGTTCATTGCCTCACGTAAGCAGTTGGTAAATTATTAATAAAAAATTAATTTTTAAATATTGACGCGGCAGAATGAGCAATTATTCCATGTGCAAAAAATGAAAGATATATCGCCGATAGTACTTTTGTATTAATATTATTTGGTATCACAAATAGTGACAAGAATCCAAATATTTGCCAATGATGTGGGTGAAATATCAATTTAATATTTTTTTTATATTTTGTAACAAATTTTACTAATAAAATACTTAACATTATCAGTATTAAATTAATATTTCTATTATTCAATACTAAACATTCTGTTCCACAATAGAAAGATATAATTATAAGAATTATCATACCAATAAACTTGGTTGGTCTCCAACTCTTAAAGTTAGGAACTGTATCTCCAACACCTGGTATTTCTAATAGTAAACCAAATAATACTAAACTTATTATAAATAATAGTACATATTTCAAATCAAATTGTGTCCCATTATTTTGATAAAATACTAATAAGAATATAATTAATCCATATAATAATAAATCGATAATATCTTTGGTATGTCTGTTAATATCTTTAGCTTTTACTCTTAATTTAAATTTTTTTGATAATATTCTATAAAATATATATGAAAAAAATAATAATATTTCAAAATATAATATTTTTTTAACTAACATAATTAGTATATTAGATAATATTTTAATTTAAATAAAAATAAACTAACATATTATAATGATAAATACCATCAAGAAGTTAAATAAACCACTATATTTAATCGGACAAGGTTACACTAATAGTTTTTGTCCTATATTTATCAAAAATCATTTTCTTAGAAATCCACATATATATAGTCCATATACACCATATCAATCTGAAATTAGTCAAGGTAGATTAGAACTATTATATAGTTATCAAGAAATGATTAAGGATATAAATAATATGGATATTGCATCTGCAAGTATGCTTGATAGTGGTCAAATTGCAATGGATCTAATCTCACTTATGAAAAATCACAATAAAAGAAATATAATATATTATCAAGATTCAATTAATCAAACCTTAAAAAATTGTATGAATACAAGAGCTATTCATCAGAATATAGAACTTAGATCATTTAATAATAAGATTCAATTATTACAATCACTAAATAATAATAAAATATCTGGTATTATTTTTCAAAATCCAACAAATATTGGTGACACGCAGGACCTATCGTGGATTAAAGAAATTAAAAAAATAGATAATCAAATTGTTTTAGCATGTAATACAGATTTAATGTATTCTGTTTTACATGTACCTGCAGGAGATTATGATTTTGATTTTTCATTTGGTAATAGTAGTAATTTTGGAATAGGATTAAACTTTGGTGGACCACAACCTTCTTTTTTAGCGGCTAAAAATACATTTATTCGTCAAATTCCTGGTAAATTAATTGGTAAAACAGTAGATATTAATAATAGAGATTGTTATAGGTTAGCATTACAAACAAGAGAACAATTTATTAAAAGAGATAAAGCTACTAGTAATATTTGTACAAATCAATCACTTTTGGCAACAATGAGTGTTGCATGGGGTATTTATAATGGAAATGATGGACTAAAAACAATTGCAACTAATATATTAGATAAGACAACTGCTTTTAAAAATAATTTAAATAGTTGTAATATTGATACACTAAATTATTCACATTTTAATTCAATTACAATTAAAAATAGTAAGAAGTTAGAAAATGTATTATTAAATAACAATATTTATTCATATATTAATAAAGATTATATGTCATTTTCATTTGATGAAACAATAAATATGCAACAAATTGATTATTTGAGTGAAATTGTAACTAATCCTGTAAATTATAGCGATGTCATACCGCATCAAAAAAAATCAACTATATATTTACCACCTAAATCAGAATTTAGAAAGGATAATCCTCTTAAATATGATATGTTAACTAATAAATATTCAGAACAAGATATGTTGAGATACTTGCATCATTTAGGAACTAAAGATTTTAGTCTTATGAATGGTATGATACCATTGGGAAGTTGTACAATGAAACACACTCCTGTAGATTCAATGGATAAAATTCTTAATGAAGATATGAATATTCATCCATATGTTCCAATAGAAGATACACCCTATAAAAGAGTTTATGATAATATAACTGATAAATTATGTAAATTAACCGGTTTCAGTAAAGTTTTTTATCAATCACAATCTGGTGCAATGGGAGAATATACCGGTTTAACAACAATTAGAAATTATCATAACGATGATATGAAAGAATATATATTAATGCCCAAAAGTGCACACGGAACAAATGCTTCTAGTACAATATTAGCCGGATATAAAATAATAAACTTGGAAGAAACAATTGACGGGATGATTGATATAGATTTATTTAATACGGCAGTAGAAAAATATGGTAATAAAATAGCTGGATTAATGATTACATATCCATCAACATATGGTCTATATGAAGAAAATATTCAAGAAATTATAGATAAAATTCATAGTGTTTCTGGATTAGTGTATCTTGATGGTGCAAATATGAATGCTTTAATAGGAAGGAAACCATTGGTTGCAAATTTTGGGTTCGACTTGTGTCATTTTAATTTACATAAAACATTTGCAATACCACATGGTGGTGGCGGTCCTGGAATGGGACCAATAGCAGTTACTTCAAAACTTGAAAAATTTTTACCAAAATTTTCAATAAATGAAGAATCTAAAAGTATATCTACAGTTCCTTATGGTTCGGGATTAATTGTTCAAATTTCTGAAGATTATATATCAAAGCTATTTGAAACAGATTTAGAAGTATTTCATAAAAATTTAATTAATAGAATTAATTATATTATATCTATATTAGGAGTTAGATATGATATTTATCACAATGAAAATGAAAATAGAGCACATGAGTTTATTATTAATACTGCAAAGTTTAAAGAATATGGAATATCTGAAATCGATATATCAAAAAGATTACTAGATTATGGATTTCATTCGCCAACAAATTCATGGCCTATTTTGAAAAGCTTAATGATTGAAATTACTGAAACTGAATCAGACATTGAAATAGAAAGATTTATTGAAGCAATGTTACAAATTCATAATGAAATAATAACTAATCCAGAATTATTATTAAATGCACCACATACACAATATGATATTATTAATTGGAAGTATGATTATTCAGTAATGGATGGATGCTATCCGTTTGGTGAAAAACAGGTTGATACTAAATTTTGGCCAACTATAAATAGAGTAAATGATACATTTGGTGATAATAAATTACTTGGGCGAAAATAATTATAATAATTGTTTAAATGTTGTTTCTAATGACTTACTATTTAACCATCCACCGTGATATCCACGTCTATGATAAATATTATTTTTATCAAAATTATTATTAATTAAGCTAGAATCAAGCGATAAATTCATCACAATATCATCAGATGATATAAATAAATATCGTGAATAATCATATTTATCAAATAATAGTTCAATGCTTTTAAAACAGCCGAAACTATTAGCAGTTCCAACTCCTACTATATTATGTATGAAATAACTCAATATTTTATCATACATTGTATATTTATCAATAGATACATGCGTTATTATTTTAAAAGTTTGATTGTAGGGTCTTACTTGAGCAAAATATACATCGATGCAACCTCTCATACTAAGTAAAGGTTCAAATAAGAAAACTTTATTTATTTTTATTATATTATGATAATTTGTAACATATTCAAATCCTTTATATAAAATACCACCTAATGACCATGCTAATATATTTATATTTGTAATATTCTTTTCAACTAGATATTGATGAATATCAATATTAAATTCAGCTTCATGACAATCCAAGTTAAATACCAATGAAGCTTGTGTTGGACCATATAATGGAATATATATTTGGTAATTATTTTCAATTAGCATACTAATAATTTTTTCAAATGGAGCAAGTATTCCTCCCAATCCTAGAAATATAATTATTGTTTTTGTTGATATTCCATTATATGGTTTAATAAGATACATTGTATGTTTTTTAACTTGTAAAATACTTAAATTATATCTAAATTTCCAACTTAATAAATTATAATTATTTATTGAACTTAATAAAAATCTACAAGTATACGGATACCATAACATATTATCAACATTATTTAAATATTGAGAGGTAATTGTTACATTTCTAACCATATTGTTAAATAATTTTAACTCTTTCAATGCAACTTTTATATTAATAATATTTGGTTCATAGAAAGTTTTATTCATCGTATTTATAACATAATCCTTCTCTATCTTTTTTATGGAACCTAAATCTTTTTTAATATGTTTAAACTTTATTTTATAATATTTGCAATATTGACTTAATTTTGAACTGGATATAAATTTTAAAATATATTGTTTTAATCGATACTTGTAGAATTTATCAATGCCTAATTCAAATAGTAACCATGATAAAGCAATACATGATCCCCAAAAAAGTGGTTTCTTTGTAATAGTCATTTAATTATAATAGATTAATTTTTTATACATAATTTAATAATAAGAAAATCGATTCATTTGCAAAGCAAAAATAATGATATACAAGTTTTGAATAATCGATATAGTCACTATAAACACATTTAAGAGATGAGTGCCATATAATAATAATGGAAAATTTTAAAGAAAATAAAAATGAAATTGGTATTGATGAAGCAGGTAGAGGACCTTTCTTTGGACCAGTATATGCAGGTGCTGTTATTTGGGGTGAGTCTCCTGACTGTGATCTAATAAAGGATTCAAAGAAACTATCAAGTAAGAAAAGAAGGGAAGCTGAAGTGTGGATTAAAAATAATATTAAACATTATGGTGTTGGTTTTTGTTCTAGTCATGAAATAGACCAACTTGGTATAGTTGACGCTACGCAGTTGGCTATGGAAAGAGCAATATGTAATATTGATACCATATTAGAAGATACAACATTGGTAATTGACGGTATTGGATGGGAAAAAAGATTTTTTAAGATTAATTCAAACAAACCAAATATTGTTTCAGTTATTAAAGGCGATGCAAAGTATAAGAATATAGCAGCAGCATCTATATTAGCGAAAGAAGCACATGACCGTCATATTACTGAAATGTGTGTAGGTAATTCAGATTTAGTTTCAAGATACGATTTGATAAATAACAAAGGATATGGAACTAAAAAACATATTGAAGGTATAAAAAAATATGGTTTAACCGAATTTCATCGTCAATCTTTCAATATAAATTATAATTAATTAAATACCACAGCAACAAAAAAATGAAAAGGTATAATCTTGTTCAATATAAAAGATTTTAATTTTCGAATCCATATTATAAGTGTATATAGTTTGTTCATATCCATTATCTAAAATACAAGTTTTAATATATGAAGAAGATTGATTATCATATATGGTACTGCCAATAGAACATATTTCGTAAGTTCTAGAGGTATCTGCAGCTAAATAATTACCTTTATACTTTTTAATAAAAATTGGCTGGCCAACATTAAATTTCGCGGTTTTATCCATAAATCTATTATACTATATTATAATAGATTTATTTATAAATTAAGAATCTTTAATTAAAGTGTTTTGTCTAGTTCAGAAAAACATTTTCGCCACCCAAGACTTCTGTAGGTATGTGTTAACTCTGTGTGTTTAGAAATATCTGTCTTTGCATATATTTCGAACGTATATTTTTCAAAATCTCGGTTCATTACTGTATTTGCATTTTTACTAGTATTGTAGAAAGTAGCATATCCAGAGCACAAAGCCCATTTAGTTCTATCTTCACTCCATGTAAAGCAATACTGACAGTCGTGTCCGTCTAAAGGTACTATTCGTGCAAGACCGCGTTCAATTAAATCGCCCTTTTTTATATCATGATTTGCAAAAACAGCATGTCCATTTTCAGTTTCTTTTGTATAAACTGAATTACATATGATATCATCTATATTTTGTGGTACAAGTATACTCATTATATATAAATAAAATATATCTTTATAGTATCTAATATTCAATAATTTAATATTGATTTGAAAGTAGTATCAATACTAATTTCAAATTATCTTCATCATTTTTTATAATTGGTTGTATTTCTTTCAAGTACATTCGTATTTTATCTGTTCGTATAGATGTATAATCATTTGTCTTTCCGTCTACAGTTAATTGGGAATTATACTTATTCATTATATGTGTTAATTCTTCGATATTATCTACATGTTCTAGAAATAGTTCATTTAATTCAAATATGTCACTTAATTGGTTTACACAAATTTCATTATCATCATATATAATTTCATTTACTTGAGACATGTATGTTTTATAATGTGTATCAATCATATTTATATGTTCCATAGTAAATTCTGGTATCTCGATTTCGCCAATATTATTTTCTAGATCATATGTTTGGTTACAATTGTATAAATAATAATTAGATTCTAACTTATATTGTCCTAATATGTCCATAGTAATAATTATACAAAAATGTTTATATGAGTTTTAATCGTTAGATATCAAACAATACTTGCTTTGCAATATTTTATAAGAATAAAAATTGATTGATATGTCTATTATAGTATATTATAATAGTTTAATGGACACACAAGATTGGAAACCAGTTGTATTTAAGAAGAACACAGTACCTCTTAAAAATAAGGATGCGGACAAGGTAGTACCTTTTAAATTAAATTCAAACAAAACCTACGAAGGTTCTGGAAAAAAAATAAATGATGATGATGGCGATGTTGTAAAACCACTAACGGTTGGAATTGAAATTGGTAAACAGATTGCTATGGCACGTACTACTAAAAAAATAACTCAGAAACAGTTATCTACACAAATGAATTTACTTCCTAAAGTAATTCAACAAAATGAAAATGGAACTGCTATCCGAAATAATGCACTTCTTGCACAATTTGAAAAAGCCCTAGGTATAAGATTAAAAAGATAGTTTACTTTGTAAACATGTTAATCTATAAAGTTTACATTTATATCTTCATCAACTTCTATATTATTAGCAGACTTACATTCAACATTTGTTATATCTTTTTCTTCGATAATTTCATTTTCTTCAACATCAATTAATTTAATATTATATTTTAGTTTCTTATAAAAGGTTCTTCTAAATAATCCTTGACTAACAAAACTGGGCAAATTGTCAACAATATCTACAATTAATGGTTGAATTTCATGGTCAGTTTTTCTTAAAATTCTTCCAACTGATTGTTCAATACCTCTTCGAGGCGTTGCCATAATTAATGTATTTAAACTTGGTATGTCTAATGCTTCTGATGCCATGCCATATGATGCTAATATTACAGTTGCTTTTGTAGCCTCGTCTAATTTTGCTTGCTTAGTTCCTCCTATATAAAAATCAGAATATACATTTAATTTATCTAATTTTTCTTTTAATTTATTTAAATGTTCAATTCTATCACTTAATACTAATATTTTTCTACCTTCTTCTTGTACAATTTCTTTTATGATTTCAATAGTAAATTTATTTCTTTTTGAAATTTTTGTTAATCGTGATATTGTACCTTGTTTATCTACTGTTTTTCTAAATCTAATAAATGATTCCTTGAATTTTTCATGTGTTATATTATAATTATAAATCTTTACTAACACATTATCATTCTTATTAGGTGGTGCTTTATAAATGATCTCACCAAAATACCAATATAAAATTTTTTCCATTGCATCACTTCTGGTTGGTGTAGCTGTTAAGAATAAAGTTTTTTTACAGTTAATAATTGGTAATGCTTTTGAAAAGAATTTAGAAGGAGCGTGATGGGCTTCATCAAAAATTACTAATCCAAATTCTCTAAAAATATCAAAATCATATTTTTCTTTTGCGATAGATTGCAACATACCAATTACTATATCTGTCCCTTCTACATCTATAGTTTTTTGTTGTATTATTCCAACCTTTGCATTTGTAAATTCTTCAAATCTTTCTTTCCATTGATTTAATAAAAATGTTTTATGGACGATTACTAATGTTTTTACCTTCAACTTGTGAGCAATATTCATACCCATTACAGTTTTACCACCACCACAACCAACACAAATTCCACCACCATCATATACTTTCATATGGGCAAGAACTTTGGTAACTACATCTTTTTGAACAGGTCTCAAATCTCCTTTAAACTTAAAAGATGCTTTTTCACCAATAATTTCGTCATTAAATTTAGCTTTTCCAAATTTTTTTATTCCATAATATTTTGGAATAGATATATATTCGTCTGTTTCTTTAAAAACTTCAAATGATTCAATAATAGTTTTAACACCGGGTGAAAAAGAATTTTTTGGTTGAACAGTCAACTCTTTTCTAACATCATCTAATTCTTTTTTGGTAAATTGAGTTTTATCTAGTAAGTAACCATCTTTCGTTAAAATTGTTTTATGTTTTTTTGATTGCATTTTATAATTAATATATATATATAATAACTCTATAATTCAATTTTATATAAAAATATTTAGAAATAATAGTATAATTAAACTTTTAAAAATATATAACAAATTAAAATATTAAGAATATATAAAATATCATTTATTATATATTCATGAATACAGTTGATGAAATTAGTCGTAACGTCAGTGGTGTATTAGAAACCGTATATAGTAACAAAATTGCCAATGCACTCATTGGTCTATTTTTAGTATTATATGCTGGTTTAGCAGCACCAAAACTTCCCAGATCAGTTGCAAAATTATTTGGTAATAAAATCTTTAAGTTAGTAATCTTATTTTTAGTTGCATATATGTCTTCTAGAAATACTTCTGTTGCTATTATTGCTGCAGTTGCTATTGCCATCTCTATGCAAACTCTATCATACCACGAAACTACAAGAAAAATCCAAAAAGTTGCCCAAGAAGAATCAAATGTTAGACACGAAATGGAATATAGCGAGGAAGAAAACAGTGAAGAAGAATATAACTTGGGCGAAGAAGAAAATAACTTGAGTGAAGAAGAATATAACTTGGGTGAAGAAGAATATAATGAAGAAGAATATAATGAAGAAGAATATAATGAAGAAGAAAATGACGAAGAAAATGACGAAGAAGTTGAATTTTCTGAAGTAGAATCTACACATGATAATCATGAATATGCTGAATATAGAAGCGAAGAAGAGGAAATGAACCCTGAGATGGAAATGAACCCTGAGATGGAAATGAACCATGAGATGGAAATGAACCATGAGATGGAAATGAACCATGAGATGGAAATGAACCCTGAGATGGAAATGAACCATGAGATGGAAATGAACCCTGAGATGGAAATGAACCATGAGATGGAAATGAACCATGAGATGGAAATGAACCCTGAGATGGAAATGAATCCTGAAGAAACCGAAAAGGCAGTTAAAGTAGACTCTTCTGTAATGGGATATACTGGAAACGAATTTGCATCATATTAAAATAATTTTTTATCAGTTATAAATAATGGATAATAAATCAGATCTATTTTTTTTTACTATATTAATATTAGTAGTTATAAGTTTTATTATATTAAATATATTAAGAACTTTTGAAAATCATTTAATTAGAAAATATAAACTTAAGTTATTGTAATACATTCATTTCTATTTTAAAATTTTTACATTGTATAAATTTTAAAATATATTTAATAATAATGGAAGACTTGAGAAAAATTTATAAACTTCAATACCAAGAAAAATGTTCAAAATATTCGGATATATCCACTAAAGATGTATTACCTGCTGTTGAAAGAATTATTGTAATAGGTGATTTGCACGGTGATTGGAAAGAAACAATTAAATCACTTAAAATTGCTAAAGTTATCGATATAGAGTTAAATTGGATTGGTGGAAAAACTGTAGTTGTTCAAATAGGTGATCAAATTGATCGATGTCGCGAATTACCATGTAACAGACCAATTAACGATGACGAAGATTCAGATATTAAAATTCTACGATTTTTTACAAAATTACACACACAGGCTCTTAAAGCAGGAGGTGCAATTTATAGTATAATAGGAAATCATGAATTAATGAATGCAACTGGTCGAATGGAATATGTATCGTATCAAAATTTTATAGATTTCGAAAATAGAGATGCAAATAAAAAAATGTTAGCTAATATGCCATCAAACTTAAAAGGAATGGATGCAAGAAAATGGGCATTCAAACCTGGAAATCCAATGGCAGAATTTTTAGCATGTACAAGAAAACTAGCATTAATTATCGGCGATCATTTATTTGTACATGCAGGAATCGTTGAAGATATTGCTAAAAAATATTCAGACATTGGAGATTTAAATAAATTACTATCATTGTATCTTTGGGATAAATTAGAAAATCCAGAACTTTATCAAGATATATTTGGGTCTGACGTAATTAAAGGTAAAACTATTCTAAATCAAGGTGATATAAATAAAAATTTCTTTAAAATATCACCATTATGGAATAGACAATATGGTAATTTAAAAGATTCTGAAAAAACTTGTCAAAAGTTACTTTCACCTGTTCAAGATATATATAAAGTAAAAAAAATGTTCGTGGGACATACACCACAGATGAATAAAGGAATAAATTCTATTTGCCAAGGCGATTTATGGTATACTGATGTTGGAGTATCTAAAGCTTTTGATATTGCAGATTATAAACATAGTTCAACTGGCACAAGATCAGAAGTACGCGAAGCTCAAGTTTTAGAGATATTAAGAGATGGCGAACCGACTATTTTAAAATAGATAACATAATATAGTATCATTTAACTACGTAATTTCTACGAATAAAATAATGTTGCTTTGCAAATCTACGTGATTTATCGAGTTTTAATTATCAAAACTATAATATTATTTACTTTGTGTAAACAAGTTTTGATAAATAAAATATTAAATTATTTATTTATTTAAATATGCTTTAGTCTTCTTTAATGCATCAATATATGTAATATCACCACCTTTTTCATATGGTTTACCTAAAGCTTTAGAAACATACTCTTTTAATTTTCCCATAGCTGAAGGATAATTAATTCCATCTTTAGCAACTATCATTTTTATAATTTCTGTTTGTAATGCAGCATGAGCTGGAGCAGCTCTTTTCTTTTTTTCTACAGAAGGTTCGTTATCTACATTGGTATATTTCTTAGATGATTTCTTGGATGATTTCTTGGATGATTTCTTAGATGCTTTCTTAGATGCTTTCTTAGATGCTTTCTTAGATGCTTTCTTAACAACTTTCTTGGATGCTTTCTTAGAAGATTTCTTGGCAGCTTTCTTGGAAGATTTCTTGGAAGATTTCTTGGAAGCTTTCTTGGAAGATTTCTTGGAAGCTTTCTTGGAAGATTTCTTAGAAGCCTTCTTGGAAGATTTCTTGGAAGCTTTCTTGGAAGATTTCTTGGCAGCTTTCTTGGAAGATTTCTTGGAAGCCTTTTTAGCACCACCAACTTGAGCTTTAGAAGATTTCTTGGAAGATTTCTTGGAAGCTTTCTTAGATGATTTCTTAGATGCTTTCTTGGAAGCTTTCTTAGATGCTTTCTTAACAGATTTCTTAGATGATTTCTTAGATGATTTCTTAGATGATTTCTTAGATGATTTCTTAGCGCCACCAACTTGAGATTTCTTTCCACCACCTGCTTGTTCTAATAGACTTCTTAATTGATTTTCTAAGACAGTAGTATTAGTAATTGTAGTAACAGTATCAAAATCATTGTTTTTCTTTTCAGTTGTTAACATATTAATAAGATTATTAATATCATCTGGGCTAGTTGTTGCATTGTTATTTATATTTATATTTGCAAGTTGGCTAATAAAAATATCTTCATTATCATTTGCTGCAGTATTAAATAAATTAAAATTTTCAGATGTAGCAGTATAATCACCATCTCCACCAAGTTGTTCATGATTAAATTCAGATGTCATGCTGTTAATTGATGTAGCAGATAATGGTTTATTATAACTAAAACTATTAATAGATGTTTCTGTATCAATGTTTCTCATAACAGATGGGTTACTACTTATATCTACAATATTTAACCATTGTGGTAATGCTATATTTTCACTTGTCATTGTATTAAACAAATCATTGATATCACTTTTAATAAAAATATCGGACATATTCTATATATAATAATAATAGAAAAAATTTAAATATGAATTGCTAAACTAAAAATTTAAAGTTAATTTAATTTTATTTTAAAGTTTTATTTTAAATTTTAAGTTTTAAGTTTTTATATTTAAATTATCACATCTATTATAATATATGTATATTAACAAGCTAGATGATCTATTTGACAATACAATAAATAATTTTTATAATTTTTTAAATGAAAAGAAAGCTTTTATAGAATTTAAGAAAGATATTAATTTTATAACAATTCAAAACTATATCATTAGTTTAATCAAAGAATTTATGGAAACACGGGTAATAGAAAAATCAATATTAGAAATTATAACAAATAAAAATAATCTTAATACTGTTATTGATATTATCAAAAGATATATTGCATTTTATATTTACCTATCAATTGCATATATGTATACAGAGGGGCGTGATCTTTATACAACAAATATTATTGAAACAAGTAAGAATCAAAAATACAATACATATCATATTGAAAACTTTTTTAATAGTGAAAATAATGCAAAATTAGTTTCATTTTTTAATGACATAAAAAATCTGATAACAGTAATTAAAATTGGGAAAACAATGGAGCAAATTAAAATTATTCTTGGAAATAATCCAGTCAAGTTTGAATCAACTATTAAAATAGTTAATAATTTAGGGGAAGACTATATAATTGAATACATTCTTATTAATGAAAATATGCATAATATAATAAAAACTATTATTTTTAGATTTATATATTTATCAGAAGAAAAAGAGGATATTATTAGAATTTTAAAACAAGAAGAAGAGTTAGAAGGTGATTACAAGTATATTGAGGTTGTCTATTCAAAAGAATCAAAATTAGTTGATTTTACTTTGATTCAGAAATTTTTAAGTCTTCAACAAATTAGAAGTGGATTAGCTGAAGAGATTTATGAATACCTTGAAGAAAATAAAATAGAAAAAGAATTAAATATTAAAGAACCAAAGGATTATGTCCAATATTTGATTTCAAATGGTATATTGGTTCCTATAACTGAAGATTTTTTGAGATACCATAAAGATTCCGAAAAATATGATTCTGATACATTGGTTGCAGATAATGATATTAAAGAAAGAGATGCTACTAAAATAAAATATATTATTAATAAAATGAATAAAGTTAAGAATATGCATTCGAGTATATATGATAAGAATCCAAAATTAAAATTAGATGCACAGAATCTATATTATAAACCACTAGATTACAAAGAAGCAATTTTATATAATGACACTGAAGAAATCAAAATTATTCAAAAATTAGAAGAATCAGAAAAAACATCAGATTTAGACCTGTTAGGTGACTTGGAAAATATTAGAAGATATGCATATGTTAATTATAAAGATTTTAGCAAAGATGGATTTAAATTTAGACCAGAAAAACCAACTAAATGTATTAGATATACAAATATAACACATAAAAATTCTAAGAATAATAAAATAGAATTTAGGGTTGGTAATGACAATTTAGATATTAATATTGTTGGATTTGTATGGAATCCATCTAAAATATCATTAGATTGTTTTAACAAGAGTAATTTAGTAGATGTAACCAAATTATTAAAAACTGATAATGGATTTTTAGGGTTTCAAAAAATAATGAAAGATACATTTAGTAAGAAAAAGAGAGTATTATTTTATTGGTTATTTGATATATCAAAAGATAAACCCTCATTAGATAATTATGTAAACTTATCGAATTTAAATATGAGTTCTAGTATATTTAATTTAATTATTGAAGTATATAAAACATATACGAACTCTGTTGAAAATAAATTAATAAAATATATTGACAGTTTTAAAGAACTTGGTAACTACGATATCGAAAATATTTTGAAAAAATATAATAATAAATATATTGATTTTAAGTTTGATAAACAAATTAGAAATAGAGGATTAAATTATTCATTGATGAACAAGTTAATTGAAAAAGAAATAATTGACGATGAAATAGATAATATTATACCAGGTAAATCTGGTAATATTATAAAGTTACCATCAATCAAGATACCTAAACTAAATGAAAATATAATAATTGTTTCATCTAAAGATATGTCTGAAGAGACAATTATCGATATAGGCATAGAGCCAATATGTCTCCATTACGTAAAGTGGAAGGAAATTAATAAATTAGCAAAGTTAAAAAATGATGAATTTAGTCAAACTGTATTTGACTTTGTTAAACAATATGTTAGAGAAAATGATAATAGTGAATTTATTTGCAAGAGTTGTTCTGAAGTCTTAGATTTAAAAAAATATGTATTTGAGGGTACATATATTGCTGAATTAGATACATTTATGACAACAAGTTTAGCAGTTGGACAAGAACTAAAGAAGATTCCTAAATATGCTAAATATACAAGAACTATTAGTAATATAGAAAAAAATATTGAGAAAATAGCATTTATGGTTAATTTAAATAATCTAATAGGTAATGTTCCTGTTATTAAATTAAGAAGAAAAATGGTTGTAAAAGATGCAATTGATTTACTGTTAATTCATACTGATTATTTAAGAAATCAACCAAAGGATAGAGCAGCTACATACCTAAATAAATACGGTATTATTCCGGAATTAAGTAATCTCTTCTTCTTTGAGCTTACAGATGATATCTTTTTAACTAGTTCGGAAGATACCGATTACTATAAACTTATTAAATATAATAATGTTTTATCGTATATTTTATTTATTATAATAACAGATTTAAATGCCGGTCAAATATTAAGTTTAAAAGATGATAAACGATGTAATTTTTATTTATTTAGCAAGTTAAAAGAATCAATATTTGGTAAATTATATATTAGAATTAATCAAAAAGAAAAAATAAGAGCACTTAATTTACCTTTATTTTGTTATGTTATTTATTACTTTTCATGCGTTATGGTCAGTAATTTTGTATGGCTATGGAATATTAAAGAAAAAGAAAAATTTAATACTATAATTCAAAGTACTATAATTCATACGATGTTTGATTTAATTAATAGTGTACTTGAAGCTGATATTTATTTAGAAGAAAAAAATTATTTATATGGAATTATTGCTACTAGACTACGTGTTAAACTTGAACACATATTTGATGATAAAGATATTTTACATACATTAGAAGAATCTAGTAATTTAAATATTAAAACAGATGAAACTACACAGAAGGTATCATTTGTCACCAAAAAAATTAAGTTTATTAGTTTAGAAAACAATCAAGATATTTCGTCGAAAGATAGTGATACTACATTATATCTAAATCCATCATATTGTGATACCAAAACAAAAAGAATTAGTAGATATCCTAATAAACTACCTAATAATGAATTAAGTGTAACAACAAATTGTCCTGATGGTAAATTCCACAAGTGGTCAGTAAAGGATAATGAATTAATTTGTAGTTTATGTAATCAAAAATATGAAAAAATACAAAAGGAAAAGTTGCTTTCGACCGAGGATAATTATCAGTCAGTAATTAATCAGTTAAAATTTGAACAATATAGAAAGTTATTAAATGAATACTGTACAACAGGTGAGTTACATGATTTTGATAGTGACAATGTATGTTCAAAGTGTAAGATAAACCCAGATACGTACACATATACTCAAAAAGATTTAGACAAATTTGAAAAAAATATGAGTGATATAAATAATAAAAAACAATTAATTAATATTAAAAATACACAAGAATATGTTAGTCAACAACAAAAAGATAGTAGTAAATCAAAGAAAATAATAACAAAATTCTTAAAAAGATACAATACATACACTAAGAATAAATTAGTTAATTATATAGATGATTTTATTGATAGTATTATTAAAATATTAACTAAAAAAATAAAAATAGATGACGTAGATATATATTTGAAAGATACATACTATTTTGTAGACCATGACTACTTAGGTATAAATACAAAATCAGGATTTAAAATATTTGAATCTGAAAATAAAATAGTTTTTGAAAAGAATAATAAACAATTCAATAAAGATGTGTTTTACTATAAAGATAGAATAAAGAATGTTACTGTTTATTATGATGCTATTTCTAAACAATATTTAGGGTACTTGGAAAATAATAAATTATTTGTACAGAAAAGTGCTTCATACTTAAAAGTCATATTGTCTATTAGAGATAAAATTTTATTATTAGGATTATCTAGTTCTTATACAAATAAAGATGATTTTGAAAGTAGGTATAAAAAACTAGATGATACAGTATTGGTCGACATGATAATTCGAAAGAGAGTAATTAATTTAAAACAAATAATCAACAGAACTATCAGTATTATTTATAGAGTAAAAAATAATAAAAAAGAAGAGTCGATGTATAGTATAAAAGAGAAAGATATTATTAATACATTTATTAAAAGTATTAAAAAATTTAATGTCAAAAATAAAGATAAAAGCAAATCTATATTCAAACATTGGAAATATATATCAAATAAAACTAATGTAGAAGAACTACCTGAAACTTTAAAAATCGATACAAATAACAATTATATAAATACTACATTTATTGAATCTCTTAATAATTTAGACTCTAAACTATTATTCTTCTTTATATATAATCTAAATAGACTCTTAGAATATAATGAACAACAAGTTAATAAATCTACACTTGCATTACTTGTTGTTAGACTAATTGAATATAATTTCGATCAATATTACATACCTGTCGATAATGTTAAGGTTAGAAGATTTCAAGAACTTTTATCTGTTGATGCTCCTAATATGGACGACTCGTTAAGAATTGTTGGATCATACGAAGAACTATTAAATTCACAAGAAATAGATGATATACCAACTAATATGACAACTGAAGAATATGATGATATGGTATACGACATGCAAGAAGAAAATGATGCATTAGATTTAGACGATAATACAGAAGAGGATGAAGAAGATGGTTCTAATTATATTGGGGAGATAGAATAATTAATCTCGGTTAATATCAAAACTTTTTTTCTAATAAAAATTAATATGAATATTATTAGTAAAAAATATAAAAAAATTGTTTTAATAATTTTAATAATAGGAATCGCTTTTTTAATTTCAAAGAACTCATTTCTAGAACCAATCAAAACTTTATTTAAAAATCTTAAAGAAAAAATATTTGAATGTTTTGAACCATTCGAATGTACGGACGGGAAATCAAATGGACTAATAGATATTAATCCTGGTAAATCTAATACACCTACGTTTCTATATGACTCGCAAAAAGATTTTAGTTATCACTCTGAAAATTTAAGAACAAGTGAAGCAGAATCATTATATATATATTTACAATCATTAATTACACCGAATCATAATATGTATGACCTTACATCATCATCAACAAAAAAATATAAATCTGGGGAGGTAGACAATAAACTATTATTAACTTTCTTAAATAATAAATTAGATAAAAAGATTAAAAATATTAAATTAGAAAATAATATTTATTATTTTAAAAATCAAATTTGCTTAGAAATACAACCATTCCAAGTATCGGGTGACTATATAATTGATAATAAAAATGCTGGAAAAGTTAAAATACAATTAGAATTAACATTTAGATTTGACCAACCGAATGATGTTTTTATGAGCCAAACAATCTTTAATAACTATTCAGGTGTCTTTAAGATTAATAGGGCAATACTTATTAATCATACAACTAAAGATACTAAAGATACTAAAAATACTAAAGAAGTGGGTAAAAAAATATTACCTATCACTCTGGAAAAACCATTAACTTACTCAAAGTATAATTTCAACTATGAAGACAATATTGAGAATTTTGGATTAGATACAGTTAATTCTCTCATACCTGATGATATTATAACTGACTATGAAAAAACATCTGATAATGTTACTAGTCAAAAAATTAAATTATAAGAACTCTTAATTAAAATATTTATTATAACAAAACCAATTCAAGATTTTGTTATATTAATTTTTCAGTTTTTAAGATGCGGTTATGTATTGACCGATTATTATTCTACACGCATTATTTTAAATAATTTGTCTGTTTTTAATATTTCATCTGGTGTTAAGTATTCATCATTTACTAATATTCTTCCCCTTTCACTTACAAACTCACCTTTCTGATATTTTTCAGGTACAATCCTTTTTACAAACTCTTTTATTTTACTTGGAATCTCGGGTTCAGTCCAAAATTGGGGAAAGAATCCTTTCTTTGTTAATGTATTGAAAAAATAATGAATATCATAATATCGGTTCTTTACTGCATTAATATTTATTTTTGAAGTCCATTCAGCATCTACCTTACTATTCTCAATTAACCCAGGTATACATGCAAAGTCATAATCCCATAATTTAACTTGAAACCCTATATTTGGTACAACATATGATTGTCCATTTATCTTATATTGAAATTTGGAATTATTATGAGTTGTTCCTATTTCATTTACTAATAAATTATTTGCTTTCAAATCATTGTGGCGAAAACCTGGATACTTTGCTTGAATTATAGACATTACAGATAAGAACTGAAAAAATAAAGTTCGCCAATGATTTAGTTTAAACTTTTTGTAATTTGCACGGATATAATCTAGTAAATCACCCGAATTTGCCCATTCTGATATTAATACAGACACGTTTTCATAGTACTCCCCTTTCTTATAACGTTTGATAAATTGATCAAACTTTTTATTATTTACAATATTATTTTTTGGTAAACTTAAAAATGGTTTGATACTTGTATTAAATGTTGTCATTGGTAAAACAATATGTGGTGTTTGATTGTTTCTTACAAAATATGATAATAACTTTATCATTAATAATTCTGCATTCTCAGGTCTCTTTACATTAAATAAATCACCATAATTTTCTTTTTTTGGATAAGCGACTACCTTCACTGCATAATTTGGTTTATCTACATCTTCAATTGGATGCACACCTTTAAATGTATGTCCGGTTGATCCACTTTTAATATATAATAGTTTGCCACCTAATTGTTTTATTGTTGTATTAAAATCTAAATATTTTTTAGGTAATAAATGGCGTATATCATCTGAAGCACTGTCAGGTTCTTCACTATTAATATTGTAGTCAACAATTGATTCTACATCTTTGTCTTTTACTAGATCTTGAATAGTTTCTATTCTAAATGCGATCTTATTATACTTTTTTTCATTAAATTTCGAATCCATAATTACTTTATTCTATATTTTAATTTACATTAAAATCAATTCTTAAATACATATTACAAAAATCATCAAGTTTAAAAGAATTCGTTTAATATAAATTAAAATATAGAACTATTTTGCGTTTAAAGTAAATATATCAAATTAATTGTTGAATACAAATACATCTAATAACTTATTTCTATTCTTTTCATCTGTTGATAATTTTTTCTCATATTTATGATATACGTATTTAACTAATTCTATATCTAAAGAAGGTAATAATGGCTGTGCCATCCAATATTTACGTTTTCCTATAAAATCTTGTTTTATTTGTAGTGGATACATAAATGCAAGTGTTGATTTTGAATTATGTACTATTTTTCTTAAATCTTTTGGAATTAAATATGATGATTGAGGTGGTAAAACTAATAGTAATTGGTTGAATGGTTTTAGTGGACTACCATATTCATATTTGAAATCATTCATATTAAACGGGTTGTCGGACTTGCTTGATTTTTCCAAATAATTATTGATATCTTCTAAGAAAGGTGGATAATCATAAGGAAAATACCATTTCCAAGATATACATTTATCAAAATAATAATGTGTAACCCACATTATTCCTCTCAAATATTCTTCTACTAATTTATCAACATATGTTTCATTCTCTTCGTTATTAATATTAAAATGATATTCATAATATCTTTTCTTCCATAATTCAGATTCATCTGAACCTAATTTAATTGGATCACTTACTTTAAAATATACATTGTCAATTCTATGCATTTCAACATCATATGGGTCAGTTGACCTAGATTTATTATATTTTCTTTTTGTAACATGTTCATTTTTTAATGTTTCACTTTCTTCTGAAGCTAAATATGATATAAGTTTAAAAAATAATGCGTTATTAATTGTTACATTTGGTTTATTCCGTTCAATAATAAATTTTTCAAAATTATATTCACTTAATATTTCAACATACTTTTCTAATAATACATCTAACCCATTTGTATAAATATTTAATGCTGGTAAATGTGGTAGAAAATCATTACCTAATAGATAACAAATAAAAATGAAATCATTAATTACATTATTTGTGTATTTTACATCAATTAACCTATGTAATTCATCTAGGTTTTTATTATCGATTGGTTTTAGTTGATCATTGCAACTACCTGCAATATCCTCCATTGTATGCATGATCAAATCTTTCATTATATCTATCGAAACAAAGTTTAATTCATCTGTTTTATTCTTATTATCTAATTGATTTGCTTCTCTTAATAAATACATATTTGGTGAATTCGTTGATAGACATAAAAATATTAAATCCGCATCTAATCCATACATTGTATAACTGAACTCTTTACTATTTGACAAATTATCTCTTATAAATTGTAATAATTTATGCTCACCTTCTGCAGGTGTCTTGCATGAAGAATAATGAACTTCAAGCTTTTTAGTTTTTACCCAAATCAAAATTCTATTATGTAATCTTTCCATAAAGTCTGTTCCTGGTGTAATTGCTGAATTATTCCAAAACTTTGAAATTGGTTTATTATGTTTTTCTTTTATTCTATCAAATAATACTTTATCATGTACTGATTTGAAACGTCTATATCTCTGTTGTTTGATTTTAGCAACTGGTGCAACACCATCTATTGCTAAATAGATCCCTTTTTTTGGATCAACGTAATTAATTAATGTATCGATATATTCTAATACTCGTTCGATCATCTTATTTTCCAATGAATTTTGATTTGTAAAATCCGGATTTTCTGCTAATATTTTAAAACACATTGGATGAATTAAGCAGTTTGCATCAATTAATAAATAATCAATAGAATTAATTTTTTCTATCAGAACTTTATTTATATCTGGCTTATCGTTGATACTATTTTTACTAAAGACAAAATTGTCTTTTTTATATTTTTTCCATAACCATAGAAAGAATCCTGGTACTCCCATTTTATTAATTAATATACTGTTTGTAATAATACGTTAATCAATTTTTATATAGCAAAATAAAAAAACGAACTTTTCACTTCGTGAAATAAATACAGTATAATTTACATTTGGAACAATTACACCTATCACATTTGATATATGTCAGAACACATTCTTAATAATTTAATCTACAATCAAAGCTAATTCTAATTTATCCAAACATTGTAAAAATTTTCTAATAATCTCATTTTGATATTGGTTTGATATTTCAAATGCAATTTCTAATATCAAATTATCTTCTTCATCAATTTGTATTTTTGTAAAAGGATTATTAATCCATGAATATTGAATTGTATTATCATCTAGTTCAAAATTCGAATAACATAATATAGAAGCATCATCTACTACAAATATTTGAATGTTATAATTTTGATTATTATATATTATTTTTTCTATCCAATTAGTTTTCGAGATTGTTTCTATTTTAGTTATATTAAAATATGAGTCAAAAAGAGAATTCCTAATTTCTATTTTAGATAATTGTTTTATAAAATTATTTTTATCAATACTTTTACTCAGTTTTTTATTACATCTATATAAATTTAAATTATCATAATCTTCGCACATTTCAATATTGTATGAAAATATATCATCTTTCTTTTCAAAAAGAATAATATTTTTGAACATTTGATTTATTAAACAAATATCTGTCATTGTTTCCATTATTAATATCAATTATAAAACTAAGTTTAAATAAGTTTTATATATGTTTGCTTTGCAAATAACAATATACTACGTAATTTGGAATAAAAGTATGATTTCTAAGAATAAAAATTGATTTATATTTATTTATTATATATTTTATATATGTATGCATTCTAATAAACATAATAAAGTAAATAATGTTGAAACTACTAAATGTCCGCAAATTAGTGGTATAACAACGGAATATAAAAATAATATTAGAGAAAGAACATTTAGTATAGAAAAATGTCCACAACTTGATAATACCATAATACAAGAAAATTGCGAAGATACTATCATTCCGGTTAGAGAAAGAACATCTAGTATAGAAAAATGTCCACAACTTGATAATACCATAATACAAGAAAATTGCGAAGATACTATCATTCCGGTCAGAAAAAGGACACAAAGTGTAGGAAAATATGATTCAAAAGCAGAGCTTTTTAGTAATAAAACGAAGTTTTATGATTCAATTATTAATTCTACATATGAAAGTAATAGTGATAAATTAGGAACAACCAATAATTTGTCAAATACTAATACAGATCCAATTACACCTAAAAGAGAAAGGACGCGTAGTGTAGGAAAATATGATTCAAAAGCAGAGCTTTTTAGTAATAAAACGAAGTTTTATGATTCTATTATTAATTCTACATATGAAAGTAATAGTGATAAATTAGGAACAACCAATAATTTGTCAAATACTAATACAGACCCAATTACACCTAAAAGAGAAAGGACGCGTAGTGTAGGAAAATATGATTCTATTATTAATTCTACATATGTAACAAATGATGAAGACAAAGTGATCAAAACTAAAAAAATTAAAAATAATATTATATCTAAATCAACAATAGAGGCACGGAAACAAATATTAGAAAGATATACAACTGGGTCAACTGCCGAATATAAACCACGTGATGAAAATATTAATAAAGATGAAAATATTAATATTAATAAAGATCTGAAATCACCAGTTGTCAGTTTTATGGGACATGTTGACGCAGGAAAAACTTCATTAATGGATTTAATTAGAGGAACTAAAATCCAACAAGGTGAAGCTGGTGGTATTACACAAACAATTGGTTCATCTTTTGTTCCTATTAAATATATAAGAGAAGTAACCAAAAGTATAAAAGGAAAATTTGCAGTTGAACCAAATATTCCAGGTATATTAATTGTTGATACGCCAGGACATAGTGCATTCTCATCAATGCGCGATAGAGGTTCTAGTTTATGCGATATTGCAATTCTAGTTATTGATATAAATAAAGGGATTCAACCACAGACCGAAGAATCTATTAAAATGTTGAAAGAAAAAAAGGTCCCTTTTGTAATTGCTGCTACCAAAATTGATATGATTCATGGATGGAAAAAAACATCTGAAACTAATTTTAGAAAAGTTATAAAAGAACAAGATGAAACAACTACCAGTATTTTTCAAAGTATGTTAGAAGATATGAAATATGAGTTTTCTAAACTCGATCTAGATGCCGTTTTCTATTTTAATAATCAGAAACCCAGTACCACGTATTCTATTGTACCTATATCTACACAAACAGGTGAAGGAATATCCGACCTTTTATCTCTACTAGTTTATATATCTCAGAATTGGATGAGTGGTAAAATTAAATACAAGGAAGAACTAGATGCTACAATAATGGAATCCGTACAAGATCCTAAATTAGGATGGGCACTTGACGTAATTCTATCAAATGGAACCATATCAATTGGTGATAAAATTGTTGTAACTACACAAGATGGTATCAAAGTATCTACAATTAGAAATATATTTACACCACCGCCACTTGCACAAGATAGACATAAAGTGACATGGGTTTCTAATAAATCTATTAGAGCTTCCCAAGGTATTCGAATTATTGGTTCTAATTTAGAGTTGTGTATTGCTGGTTCTAGTATTTTTAAAATAGATAATAATGAAAAAGAGATAATTGAAAAAGCAAATAATGAATATAATAAATTTTGGAAATCATTTGAATGGGATACATCTGGTATATATCTAGTTGCACCAACAATTGGTGAATTAGATGCAGGGTATAATATTCTAAAGACTGAGAGTTTACCAATTATTAGAGGCGAAATATCTATTTTTAGTAAAAAAGTAGCTGACAAATATAGTGCATTGATTCAAGATGAAAAATTTAAAGAAAATAAAGTTATATTATATTTTCATTCAAATCCTATTACAGGGAAACAAGAAGAAGAATTTAAGAATATATGTAAGGATGTACAAATAACATTCTTACATAGTACTGTTATATATCATTTAGTGGATGAATATAAAAAATTAAAAGAAACATTTCTTAATGAAAGAAAGAAAGCAAATTCAGAAAGTGGCAAAGCAATTTTCCCATGTGAATTAGATATTCTGAAGGACCATGTCTATCTGAAAGGAGGTGCAGATGATCTGTTATTTGGTGTTAAAGTTAAAGCAGGTAGATTGATGAAAGGAACACCTATTACTACAGTAAGTAAAGTATATTTAGGTAGAGTAACATCTATTCAAAAAAATAATAAAGAATTGGATGAAGCTAAGGTAAGAGATGAAGTATGTATTCGAATTAAAAATGAAGATAAGATTGGATTTGGAAGACATTTTACTCATTCTGACCAATTAATATCTAAGATTACACGCGAGTCAATTGACGAACTTAAAACTAATTTTAGAGACGATATGGATAAACATGATTGGAATCTAATTATTGACCACATATCTAAGCTAAATATCAAGAAGAACAGTAATTAATATAATTATATCTGAGTATATTAGTTTAATTATCATAAATTATATCTAGTTAATTTTAATATGTCAAGTGAATCGAGTGAATCAAGTATTAGTCAAATAATTAGTAACACATCTGAAGAATTTTCCAATGACCCAATTAATTTAAATCATACAATACCTATTGAAACTAATAATTTTGACGAATCTACTGAAAGTATACTATTAGATGGTCCAGAAGGTCTATCAGGATCATCAAGTAATTGGAAATATATATTAATTACATTTTGTTTAATAGGCATATGTTTATATATTTTTAAAGAAATGAAGCAAGAAAAGAAAAAAATTAAAAAGTAATATTAATTAATAAAAGATGAAAAAATTTAAAATAATTTAAATATAGATTAATATATATGAGTCAATACAAAACTAAAAGATTAACTACTGATAAACAAAAATCAACTAATTCATACCAGGATAAACTATCCCCAGAAGAAATTAAAGAAAAATTAGAAGAATACAAAAAAGTAGACGATATAACTACAGTTTCATTAAATGCACATTTAAGATACTTTGCTATTAATGAAAAAACAGGTGATAAACAATTTAGATTAGGTGGATTTCTTAATAAACTTGATAATGAAAAAGGATACGTTGTATTATCGAATGGATCATTAAGTTGGTCAGTACAGATTAAAAATAGTATTTTTTTCAAAAAGATGTCTTTTCAAGAATTAAAAAAAGAGATAGTTGAAGAGGTAGGAAATGTATATATGGAAGAAATTAAAAATCTTAAGGATGAGAATAAAAAACTTAGAGATACATTAAAAGAAATTAAAGTTGAAACAAAACTAAGTAAGAAAAAAAATAAGAACTAAAATTATTATTGGAAAACCTTTTAAAAATTTCATTTAATATTATTTACTCATAAAAATATTATATCTAATTAAATTATATAATGCCTAAAAATACTATTAAAGGAAGTAGAAAAGTATCAACTAAAGAAACTAATAATTCTAAGAAAAATTCTAAGAAAAACTCTAAGAAAAACTCTAAGAAAAACTCAAAACAATCTTATAAAAATATAACTTCAAGTACTGAAGAAATGAGACAATTATTAAATAGTACTGAAGACACAGACGGTGCATATAATCAATATAAAAATAGCAATCAACATATGGGACAATCTATGAATCAATCTATGGGACAATCTATGGGACAATCTATGGGACAATCTATGGGACAACCTATGGGACAACCTATGGGACAATCCATGGGACAACCTATGATGCAAGGTATGGGTCAAGGTATGGGCCAAGGTATGGGTCAAGGTATCATGTCACCAAGTCAAGTTGATCCAATGTTAATTAATAACTCAGTCCCATATGAACAAGGTAATAATAATACGATGATGCAAAACATGGGTATGAATGCAAATAATTTAATGTCCAGTCAACAAGTTGCTCAAAATTTACAAAACTTTACTCAACAAGGAGAACAAAACCAACAATTTAATAATAATATACTGTCTCCAACACATGTTAGTTCAACAAACCAACAACCAATGATGGGTCAAATGCAACAACCAATGATGGGTCAAATGCAACAACCAATGATGGATCAAATGCAACAACCAATGATGGGTCAAATGCAACAACCAACTATGGATCAAATGCAACAACCAATGATGGGTCAAATGCAACAACCAACTATGGATCAAATGCAACAACCAATGATGGGTCAAGGAATGGGATCAAATATTCAAGGTTTAAAAAACTTTGCCATGTAAATTCTTGATTTTTGCTTTGCAAAATGAAAGACCTTTTCGATTCACCAAATGTATATATAGATACTCTATTTGTTATCTAAAAATTGAAACAGTATGTAATTAAGATATAATATATTATATTTTAATGTCATTCACAGTAGTTAGATTAACTAAAGAAATATTAAAATTAAAAGAAGAAGAAATTGACGGTGTTAGAATTATAACTACCGATAATATCAAAGTACTTAATGCAATTATGCAAGGACCAACGGATACCCCATATGAAGATTCTAGTTATGACTTGGAAATAAAATTTAATGATTCTTATCCAATGAAACCACCTTCTGTAAAGTTTATATCACCTATATATCATCCAAATGTTTATAAGGGTGGTTCGATATGTGTTGATATTTTACAGAGCGAATGGAGCCCCGCCCAAAATATTAGAACAATTCTTCTCTCAATTAGATCTCTATTAATGGATCCAAATCCAAGATCGCCTGCTAATAGAGAAGCAGCTAATTTGTATGTAAAAGATAAAGAATCTTATAACCAGAAAGTTAAAACATATAAAACGTGGTGCAACTAGATTTATTCGTAAATTTTAAATTCAGGGATATCAATTAAAGTATCTATAATATATGTTTCATTATCGATTTTTACTGGATTGCCTTCATTATTTATTTCTATCTTACCTACAGGGAAATCATTCTCTATATCATAAACAATTCCTGTATCTTTAAAATACCAATAATTGTTAGCTTCTGAATAAGTATTTTCATCTAGTCTTTTTACAGCTTTTATTTTCATCACTTTGATTTTTTGACGGAAAGAATCTTTAGAATTAGAACCATCGTCCATTTTTTTATCATACTCTATTTTTTGAGAAAATGCAGGACCAACTGGTTTTTCAAATAATGAATTTTCATTAAATTTAAAACACTTATATTTAGTACCCAACATATTATGAGACTTAAATATATCACAATCTACAGCAACTTCCTTTACCGCATCAGTAAAAGATACTAATAAATTATTCTTTTTTCGTGCAATAGATTCCATTCTTTCGTCCGTAGTTTCTTTATTATTGGTTCTAATCATTTTATATCTAAAAACATCTACTTTTCTATCATCAAGTGGAATATCTGCATGAGAACAAATTCTGATAGCTCTACCAATAATTTGTTCAATTCTAACTTCATTCCAATATGGTTCAATAATATGAACTTGTCTAGTATTTCGTAAACTGATACCTTCTGTACCTGCAGGTGAAATCATAATAATTTTAATAATATCTCCGAATTTATTTTCGGATTTATTAAATATTTTTTTGTTTTCCTCTCTTAATTCTTTTTCTACACCACCATGAAATTCAATATATCTAAATCCATCTTTAGTATTTTTATTTTTCAAGTTGTTTATATTAATCTCTTTATCATCACCAAAAGGAATAAACCCAAAGAAACTAAGATAAACTTTAAAAATTTGCAAACCTTCCATTGCTACATAATTACTATAAACTAATACAGGTCCTGCAGATTTAAATATATTAAAAATTACTTGTATAAACTTCGGAGAACACATATTTAACATTTCAAATAATTTACTTTTTTTACCAGAATCATTCGAAAATTTTGTAAAACTACCTTCAAATTTCTTATAAAAATCTTCTACATCATTTTGCAATGTATGTTTATTATCCTTATCCATACGATGTAGTTCTTTTAAATGTTCAATAAATGTATTAACATAACCAGTAATTGCTTTAACATATTCTTGAACTTCTTCTTTACTTCTTTTTAATATAACCGTTTCTTCCTTCTTCTTACCCTCATCTATCACATTTGCATCATCTGCCTTAATTCTAAATTTACCAGGTCTAGGTCTTTCTTCGCCATTTAATTTGGTTCCAATTGTAGGGAACACAAAATTACATGCTTGTCTAGTATAAGAAGAGTATGTTGACATCTGGTCTCCAACTTGACCTCTTGACATCATTTTACTAATTCTCTCTTTTTCTAATTCAATTGCTTCAAAATGATTATATATTTCCTCAAAGTATTTATTCATTGGTATGTGTTTATAATGAATTGTCTTTTGTGCAAACTTGTCTGGTGTCGCACCAATATAATATGACGTTAATCCCATTATTCTTCTTTGAAACATATTTTTTGTCTCATCATTTAATGATTGGTAATTTGTGGTAGAAATATATAATTGATTAAAAATTGCTTCACTTTCTGGAAATGACCCGGGCCTCATCAAGTTATAATATAATGCATATTCATATGGTGTATTAACAACGGGTGTAGCTGTTAACATTAATATTCTAATATTATTTTCTTCTTTTTTCTCTTGTTGAATATAATCATAAATTACTTGAGCACGCTTACCTTGTTTAGAAGATATATTATTATATACATTTCTAATAAAATTATGTGCTTCATCAAATATATATAAAGTACCCTTAGAACTATCAATTTTCTTTATTTTTTCTAAGAAATCTCTATCTGCATACGGTGAATCATAATGAACAAACTGTATATTCTTCATTCTTAAATCTCTATCTGATTTTTCTAACCATACATTTAAATCTTTTAGCCATGGATCATTACGTAATGCGGCTGGAATAAGCATAATTACATTCCATTTTGGTGTAAAATTAAATAATACATTATATACATTAATTGCGGACACTGTTTTTCCTGAACCTACACCATGAAATATTAATAAATCTGAAAAAGGTGATCTATAATTTAGAAATTGTCCGATGAATCTTTGATACACTGTAAGTGTTTGCTCACTTTGTAAGTTATCATTACATGGATCTTCACCATCTTTTGTAAATATTTCAGGTAACGTAAATTTTTTAAAATTCTTTAGTACCCACGATGGAAATATTCTACCATTTACTTCTAAATTAATGATTTTACTTGTTGAACTCATATAAGTTTATATAGAAAATAAAATTAAAATAAAATATACTTTAAGATTAGTAGTGATATACTAATATTATGGATTCTTATAATTCTGAAATAGATTTATCAAATGATAATGGAATGTTATTTAGATATATTCATTTCTCTCTTTTATTGGTCACATTATTTTTACATTTTAGTTTTAGTCAGTCAATATTACATGATGAATATTATGGTTCTAATTTTATACATATAAATCACATAAATATGAATATTAATCTAATAATCTTTATAAATATATGTTACTTTTCAATATTTATTTCTAATTTTATTAATTTAAATAGATTCGTTAGTAGATATTTTTTAAATTTTATTTATTACTCATTAATAATTACTGATTTTATTCTTAAACTAGGTGTGTCTATACTTAATTTATTTGCGATGTTCGAACCTGAATTTCAATTCTTGACATTTTATATTTGGAATATATTTCTGATTATAAATATTAGTCTTTCATATGTATATAATAAAGTTAAAATTTATAAAAATAGATTACCTGGTTATAAGGTTACACACAAAGATACCTGTTCAATCTGTTTAATAACAGATTCTGATTGGAAACTTCCGTGTAATCATATATTTTGTATTAATTGTATTAATAAATGGTATACTTACAAGAACACCTGTCCATATTGTAGACAAAAAATAAGATAATCATAAAAAGCTCTGCTTTTGAATCATATTTAAACAGATATAAATTTATATTGTAATGTCTAAAACTGTTGAATATATCTGGCTTGGCGGTGAATCAGAACTTAGATCTAAAACAAAAGTTATTACATCTAATGTAACATTGGAAAATTTAACAAATTGGAATTATGATGGATCATCTACAAAACAAGCAACCGGAAAAGACTCTGAAGTAGTTATTATTCCAAGAGCACTATTCAATGATCCGTTCAAAGAAAATGGATATCTAGTAATGTGTGATACATACAAATCTGATGTACAAACACCACTTGATAACAATTATAGAGTTTATGCTGAAAGTATTTTTAATAAAGATTTACAAGCTGAACCATGGTTTGGTCTAGAACAAGAATACTTTATGTTTGATCCAAAAACAAACAAACCACTTGGATTTACTGAAGATGGTGTGCCTAATCCACAGGGACAATATTATTGTAGTGTAGGTGCTGAAAATTCATTTGGAAGAGAAATTGCCGAAGAACATTTAGAAAAATGTATCAAAGCCGGTATACAAGTATCTGGCATGAATGCTGAAGTTGCACCAGGACAATGGGAGTATCAAGTTGGTCCAGTTGAAGGAATTAATGCTGGTGACCATTTGTGGGTTGCTAGATATATTCTACTAAAGGTTGCTGAGAAACATGGTATAGTAATTGACATTGAACCTAAACCAGTAACTGGTGATTGGAATGGTTCTGGATGCCATGCAAACTTTAGTACAAAAGATATGAGAGAAAAAGATGGATTAAAAATAATTGAAGAGGCTATTGACAAACTTGCCCAAAATCACGATCTTCATATGAAACTATATGGGACAGGAAATGAACTTCGAATGACAGGTGAACACGAAACATCTAGTTTTGATAAATTTACACATGGTCGTGCAAATAGAGGTGCATCTGTTAGAATTGGGAATGAAACTGTATTTAATAAATGTGGATATTTTGAAGATAGAAGACCTAGTTCAAACTGTGACCCATACTTGGTAACTGCATCTTTATTTCAAACGTGTTGTTTATCTAAAGATGATTGTATCGAACCAGCTAATATTTAATCACATAATATATTAAATGGGGGGAAAAACAATAATTTAAAAACATTAATTAATGTTTTTAAAAAATATAGATTAATATATACAATGGGGACAACCGGATTATCAATGAAAGCATTTATCTCAACTGATATTAATGTCTATGATATTAACGAGCAGTTTTTAGAAGCTGGTAAATATTATTTTACCATACAAGAATTTACAAAAAATAATAGTGTTATTGGGATAGTATTATCTTCAAATAACAATACGCAGTACGAATTTAGATTTTTCTCTCTTATGACAATGATGGTTAAAGGACAGAGTTATTTATCACGTCGTCTTGATAGAAATTTACTATCTGAAACATTAGGAGCTGATGGTATATATAATATGCCTAATTATCCTTCACCTAAAAAACCAGACATAGAAAGATTAACATATCTAAAAGAAAAGAATGAAAAAACTCAATGTATGATATGTTTAGATTCTTCTGATGACTATGAATTTTCTTTAAAAAAACTAAAATGTGGACATAAATTTCATATTAGTTGTTTTGATATATGGAAACATGAAAATGAATCATGTCCTATATGCAGATCTATTTAACTTGCTTTTTAAATGGTAATCCAGATGAATTACTAAATTTAAAATTTGGTGCTTTTCCAGGAGTTCCTGTTGAACGATAAGAGAATTTCATTCTTTTGCCTGATTTCATTTTTTCAAGTCCGCGTAACAACGATGTTCTAATTGGTTCTTCGGGTGTACCAGTACATTTTAATGTAAATTCCTGAAATGGTGATTTATCCAATATAGATAAATTTCTACTATCTAAATATTTGTTTCTTATTTTAAATAATCTAACAATTAATGACATATAATTCATTTCTTCGCTCTTATTTTTATTTATAACTGCATAATTATAATCAGCTAATAGATACAATATTGTTAGTAATACTGTAGCAAAATATGTTCTCTTTTTATCAGAATAATTATGAACTATGCACCTATTGTTATTACCATATAGTTTTAAGAAAACTGCACCATTATAACTAAACTCGACGTGTTCATCATAAAATTGGAAAAAAGGATTATATCTAGTATAATATGCTTTATTCTTATATTCATCTTTTATAATCTTATTAATTTTATCAAAATCATTCTTAAAATCTGTTGAAACTAATTGAATATAATTAAAATCTATTGCATTCTTATCGTCTAGTTTCTTTACTAAATAATTAAATGCATAGTGTCCAATTACTATTAACTTTGAATTTTGAATAATATGCTTTCTAACAAATCTTAATACTTGATCATTTCCATCAGTTCTTTTATAACTTAATTTATTGAATTCAGCTTTTACATCAAATGGATAATGCTTTAATACCGTACTAAATCTTGTGAATGTCTTTTCTAATCTAAAATATGATGTCATTGGATCTGCATATACACGATAAGCATCAACTAACATAAAATGAGGATGAGTCATTTTTAATCCATCCACAATAATATATGGACAATTCTTGTAAATATATGGATCCATAAAACTTATATCACTAAAATTTAAGAAATCAACAAATATTTTATAAGTTTCATTATGCATACCCTCTTTACACTCAACATGTTTGTAACCTAACTCGTGTAAAATATCAGTCAAAGCAATTGCATCTCCTATTGGATCAGGACTATATATTTCTAGATCAGCCCTTGATATTTCACTGTAAAATTCATCATTTTTATTTTTAACTCCGATTAATGAGTTTTGTGCATAACCACCATAGATAATTAACCCTTTTTTCTTAATATAATTTTTTATTTCACTCATAACTGAATTATATACTTTCGCGGTTGGTTCTTGATAGTTATCTAGAAAAACTTTAGCTGCATCGTTAGTAATTTTTGATAAATTTGAAGTTATTTTTTCTGCATCTTCATGTCTATACATATAGCATAATCTAGATATTATATTCAAAAATAATTATTAAAATACTATTTTTCATCATCCGATGAATTAATAACTTCTATTAGTTTTTTTATACCATTTGATTCGTATTCGTCATCACTGTTGTCAGAACTATCAGTATCAGTATCAGATTCTAAACTAGTTAAAAATTTTGTTTCAAAATCAGTTGTAATATCAAACACACTTGTCATATTTCCATGAAAATCACCCTCTTTATACAACGATGCAAATGTTTCCCAATTTAAATTATTTTGAACTTCTAATTGATGAAAAAGCTTATATTTCCCCTCAAATAACTCTGGTATATTAAAAGTTATATCTTCTTCTAATTTAGCCTTGAAATTGTGATATAATTCTAAATCTATGTCATATTTAGTTTTACTCTCATCTAACTTGTCTTTTTGTAAAGTTAATAAATTTAATTTTTTTTGTATATCTGATTTATATGATTTATCCTGTATAGTTTCTACAACAATACTATCCTTAATATCAATCTCAACATCGTCGTTATTTTTAATAACTATAGTGTCTTCTTTTATACACGAATTTTTCTTATATTTTATAATAGTAAAGTCTTTTGCCCATCCATTGTTTAATATACCCTGTGCCATATCCTTTGCTCTGTTTAATTCATCAAAACCACCTACAAGATTATTATTTTGATATAATAAGTAACTCATTATTGAAGTTAAATATTAATATTTTCTTAAATGTAATTTATAAAATAAAATTAATAATATAGTTGACTCGTAGATAATCACAATGCGTTGCAATGTAATAATAAAAATTGAAAAAAAACATATTATCATAACTATTCATTTTGCATGTATTTACTAAAACTAATATGCGCATTAATAATTATAGTACCCACTACTGCAATCTATTATAAGATTGACGAAGGATATCGCGGACTTTCATCATATAATGGAAAATATGATGAAAATCTTCTTGTACCAGGCGACGCCGGATTTATGAGACCAAATATTTGGCCATTTTATGTTAGAATGGATTATATTGAAACTAAACCACAGGATGACTCTGCTCAACGAGTTCAATGTGGTGCAAAGGATGGTTCAATTCATTGGATTGAGTCAATTGAAATTGGAAATACACTTGATCCTTCAAGTGTTTATGAAACTGTTAAGAAATATGGAATTGATTATGATCAAAAAGTAATTATAAGTAAAGTTAGACATCAAATGAATGTTATTTGTTCTAAACTAGATACATATGATATTTTTGTAACAAAATTTGATCAATTAGATGATATGCTCTTAAATTTCTTACAATCTGAACAAGATAGACTATCTACAGGAATTACAATTGACTATGTTCGATTGACTAAGCCAAAACTGCCACACGATCAAGCACAAACATATGAAGGTATTTCTAAACAACAAATTCAACAAAGGTTAGAAGATGAAAAGAAAAAGACAAAGGAAAAAGAAGCAATTAATGATATGATTGAAGCACAAGCTATTTCTGATAGATCAGTTGTAGAAGCTGAAGGCAAACGAAAAGTTTCTGAGAAAGAAGCACAATCACATTTACTGATGGAAAAAGCAAAGTCTGATGCTGATAGTTATCGTAAGATTGAAGAAGCAAAGGCGAATCAATTTCTGTTTGGTGGAGCTGAACAATATCTAGACTACGAACGACACAAGGCAATTGCAGGTAATTCAAAGATATACTTTGGAGCACTACCACCAACTATTTGGTCTGCTGATGGAATGGGCATTACAAAAGATTAATTTTATTTATAACCACGATGACATTAATTTAACATTTTGTTTCTTATTATTACTAAAAGAATTTTCTAAATTAAATCCTCTATTTTTAAAGATGGTTTCTGATACAATATTCTCACAATGAACTTGGCAATATTTAAATTTTTTCAATTTACCAACATACATTGCTATTTCTAATAATTTCTTAGCTATTCCTTTATTTCTAAATTTTTTATCAACTGCTAAATTATATATAAAAATACCTTTATCTGCTCTAAAAATATAAACACCCATTAAACTTTCAATTGATTGGTTTTTACTTTCGAAATATTTTAGTAAATCATCATTTGACATCATTGATACCGTTCCTACTAATATATTATTAATAAATAAAGTTATTATTAAAGTTTTATTATTTACTAAATTTAATTTACTAGTACTCGTTACATTAAATGAATCTTTTAATAATATTAATAATTTATTATCTTTATTTGTATTTCTATTCCATAATTTAATATTAATCATTTAATCTATTAAAGATATTAAATTTACTTTATCCACACAAATATTGAAATTCAGTTTTAAAGAATCTTACAATAAATAAAGTAATGAAATTAAAAATAATTTCTTGGAATCTAAATGGTATTAGAGCATCAATGAAGAAAGATGATCTATATAATTTGATTGAAGATAAAAAACCACATATTATATGTTTTGGTGAAACCAAAATTAGTTGTCCATTTATTGACACTGAAAAAGAACTCAAAGAAAAAATTAAAGGTTATAAATATAGGTATTGGAGTCCATGTTTAATAAAAAACGGATATAGCGGTACCGCAATTTTCTCAAAAAAGAAACCAATTAGTGTAACTTATGGTATAGGTGCAAATTCAATTGACCAAGAAGGTAGAGTTATTACACTCGAATTTGATGACTTTTATATATTACATGTTTATACACCAAATTCGGGACAAGAACTAAAAAGACTTGATTATCGTGTTAATGAATGGGATAATGCATTTAGAACATTTGTAAAAAAATTAAATAAAACTAAACCAACAATAGTAACGGGTGATTTAAATGTTGCACATCAAGAAATAGACATACATGATCCAAAAAATAATAAACGAAATTCAGGATTCACTATTGAAGAAAGAAATAGTTTTACCAAGTTTTTAAAAGAGGCAAATATGATTGATACATATAGACATTTGAATCCAGATAGTAAAGAATATAGTTTTTGGACTTATATGCATAATGCTAGAAGTAAAAACAAAGGCTGGAGAATTGATTATTTTTTGGTTCCTGAAAAAATAATAAATTGGGTAAAGAAATCTGAAATATTAACAGATATTATGGGAAGCGATCATGCACCAGTTTCTATTAATTTATCAATATTATAGTATACTAACTTTAAATTAGTTTCTTTTGTTCCATTAAACTGTGCAAATTGAGTGTAATGTTTATAATAGTTATCTTTATTAGATTTATATTTATTATGTATCTTATTAATTATTTCACTCATAAAAATATTTTTTAAATAACTAATAATTTTTTCTTCCAAGTGTTTATCTTGTATCTTTTTGTTTTCACTTAAGATATAAATAATTGATAGTAACAATTTATCTATATAAATGTAACTGAGAGATATATTTTCTTGTGATGATTTTAATTTTTGATACCATCCTCTAATCATATTATCATCATTTAATTCTTCATTTCGTCCAATATCTTTAAATTTATTATTAATTATAAAAGACATATTATAATCAGTTATCTCTTTTGTTATTTGACAAATCTTTTCTGGGTCTTTTAGTTCATCTTTATTAGCTTTTAATTGTTTATAAAACATCAAGTACCAAATATATGGCTTAATTAGTAATGGTTGAAAACTTGCTTTCTTTCTTGGATCGTGATCATCATATAATTTTATTATATCAATATTCAAATTTAAAGACTTTTTCAAATCAAAGTCTTCGATTGAGAACCAATCATCTTCAAGATAAAGTATACCGTTACATTTATCTGTTAATGTTATACTTGTATACTCTGTTAAGGTACGAACAGCTTTATTAAAATTACCTTTTTCGTTAACAAAAAATTTAAAATCTATATTCTCAAACTCTATAAACATATTAATAATATTATTCTTGGTTTTTTCTAATTCTAATTCTGCATTATCTGTTATATCATCAAATTTTACAAAATCTAGATTAATTATCCATAATATTGGAATATTCGTTGGTATAAACTTTTTATAATTATTAAATGATATGTTGTGTAAAGTACGACGTGTTATTGCAGTAGTTAAAATAAATAATTTATATTTATTATCATTTGTATTTTTTGAAATTAAAGATTTATAACCAGTTATTAAATTCTTCTTACTTAATTTTTGTATCAATAAAAATTTATTCATAATATTAATACTAATATTATTTAATATCGTATAATGACTTCGTTACACATTTATGACACTTAATACATAGTGTTCTAATATTTTCTAGTCCACATTGCCCGCCACCTTTTTTAACCGGTATAATATGGTCTGCATCCCATAGTCCACCGCCATGTTTTTGTTTCCATATTTTTCTCTTCATCGAGATATTATGAGTTTGTAAGAATACTTCTCTTGCTGGAGTATCTAATTTAATTGCTTCTCTTGCGATCTTCTTTGTATCTTGGTTACATATATTACATATTCCTTTATCTCTAAGATACACGCAGTTTCTAAGATATCTACCATTGGTTCTTAATTGGAGTTCATGAACACATTCTGGAGAACACATTGTTCTTCTTGGTGGTTTAACACCTTTGCCACACCATCTACAACAAGGTAGTCCATTTTCGTCGGTTGGCAACAAACTAGCATGAATGCATTTTCCAGTATATCTATCATTATTTTTATCACCCATTATATGTATAAAGAAATTTATATATAAACCTTTATAATGAATCTCGCTGATCATAAAAATATAGATTTTAAAAATAAAACTATAATGATTAGAACTGATTATAATGTTCCGATTAATGATGTGTACAATAACATATCTGACCATACTAGAATTGATATGACGATACCTACATTAAAAGAAATAATTTTAAAAAAACCAAAATTAATAATAATTGTATCTCATCTAGGAAGACCAGACCCATCTATTTATAATGCTAGTTTGTCACTTTTACCAATTAAAAATTATTTATCATTAAAATTAAATAAAAAAATTCATTTTTTAACTGACTATTTTCCTAATACTGATTTGTCAAATTTTACTGGAATAGTAATGTTAGAAAATATTAGATTTATTAAAGATGAAGAAAATTATAAACCAAATAATGAATTGAGTCAATATTTATCAAAATACATTGATATTTATATGAACGAAGCATTTAGTTGTTGTCATAGAAGTCATACTAGTATAGTTGGTGTTAATTCAAAGTATAAAATTGCAGGAAATTTACTTGTTGATGAAATAAAGCATTTATCACCTGTAATTTCAAAAAAAAATAGAAAAACATTAATTGTTGGTGGAAATAAAATTAGCGATAAGATAAAATTAATTGAAAACTTAATACCAGAAATAGATAATTTAATAATAGGTGGTGCAATGGCTTTTTCGTTCTTAAAAATAATAAATAAATTAAATATTGGGAAAACACTATATTATAGTAATTCAGAAGAATGTGTTAATCGTATCGAAATACTAATAAAGAAATATAATGTAAAGTTAATATTGCCTATTGATTGGGTTATTGCAGATAATATTAAATCATCTGAATGTTTAACAATAAATAATAATATTCCAGATGATATGATGGGATTAGACATTGGGTCAGAAACAATCTCATTATTTAACAATGTTATAAATAATATATCAAGTGATAATATTATAGTATGGAATGGACCAATGGGTGTATTTGAAAAGGAAGAATATAGTTATGGTACAGAATCTATTGCAAAAACACTTATTTCTAAAAAAGATACAAAAATTGTTATAGGAGGTGGTGACTCTACTTCTGCAATAAATAAATTTGTATCGCAGAAAGATATTAGTATATTTTTGGCAAGAGATAATCATATGTCTACAGCTGGAGGTGCTTGTTTAGAATTCTTAGAAGGTAATAGTTTACCAGGACTAAATTACTTAAGTACTACTTTATAATTTAATTATATGGAACCTAATTTATGTAAAAAAAGGAAACTAGAACTTTGCTCAGATAACAATATTTGTTCGAACATTGAATTGTCTAAAGAATCTACACTAGACAAGAAGGCAAAGAAAGATCCCCTATCAGGAACAGATGATACTATCAATATTGAAACATATAAAAATCATATTTATTTCTATTGTTCAGTTTCAAAGAAAACCTGTTTGAGACTAAATTTAGAATTAAAAAGAGTTGCTCAAGGTATAATTGATAATGGTAAAAATCTATTGAAAAAAGATAAATTTATTTATTTACATATCAATTCATTTGGTGGAAGTGTTTTCGCATCATTCTCAACTATTGATACTATTATTAATTTACCAGTTCCAGTTGTTTCAATTATTGAGGGTGCTGCTGCATCAGCTGCCACATTAATATCTGTAATGTGTAGTTATAGAATTATTTATCCTAATAGTTACATGTTAATTCATCAACTATCCTCATCTGCATGGGGTAAGATGGATGAGATAGAAGACGAAATTATAAATCTAAAAGAATTAATGAAAAGAATCAAGTCTATTTATAAAAGGAAAACAGATATCAACAAGAATGCTTTGGATGATATACTAAAACATGATCTATGGTGGAACTCAAAAAAGTGTCTTGAAGTTGGTTTAGTAGATAAGATCATGGAAGGTAAGCCACTATATGAATTCGATGAAAGTAATATAGAATTATAATAATACTAGATTAATTATAACCAATTCGGTATCTTTACATAATTGACTATGGTTATTAGTCCATTGTTTATCATGTATATTATATTTATTGATTAAATCAGGGTTGAAATCTTTATCATTATCTTCTTTATATAATTCAAACTCAGTTTATTTTGTAAAATATGTTCTATTTTACAATATAATTATTCCGATTTATTTGTTCCATTTATTATACTCATTTCACTTTGTTTATATAATTCACCAAAATTGTCAGTATAATACTTTTCCATTTTTTTATATCTTTCTTTTATTTTATTAGTTAATTCTTCTTCATTTAGATCTTTAAATTCTTCAAAATCCGCATAACCATTTTCTACTAGCTCTTGAATTATATCTTTTTTATTGCTTACTAACCATTTCTTATCTTTATAAATTTTAGCAAATTTATCATGAATGTTTGTAATCTTTATATTATGATTTTCTGGATGTTTTTCATTAAAATATTTTAGTTCGATTAATTTGGATATTGCAGATAAAGGGGTTTCTAATAATTTAACGAATCTACTAAATGTAATATAATCAATATTCTCTGAACCATAATTATTTATTACTATATTATTAACAATTCCTTTATTTATATTATTAGTTTTATTTGAAATATTACTTATATTTTTAGTTTTCAGTATTGCTACTTCATTCATAAGCTTTTCAACCTGTATAACTAATGCATCATGATTTTTTTGTAATTCATTTTTATCATTCAATTGTTCTTCAGTTAATTTAAGAATATTACAATTATACTTCAAGTGTTTGTATTTAGCCTGTCGACATGAAAATATTTTTTTACAATTAGGGCATATATTTGAGTCAGACTCAGTTATATGTATATTTAACTTAGATTTATATATAGGTTTACATTTTAGGTTTACATTTGATTTACAGTCATTCACATTTTCATATGTAATAGCTTCCTCGTCGAATCCATGTAATTTTAATATATCACATATGCTTGTCTCATCTATTAGAGGCTGACATGTATATTTTTTTAGTAAATGGGTTTTTAAATTTTGTTTTCTATATGTAGTGTATCCGCATCGATTACAAGTATGATTTACCATATATATAGAATATAGATTTTATTTCTAAACTATATTTTATTAAAAACGACTTAAAAATGACTTAAAAAATGACTTGAAAAATGACTTAATTTAATACTTTTATTTTGAGAGAGAGTTTTTATTTTCAAATAATAAGAAAATGTTTTTCACAATATATATTATAGATTCTACAATATGTAATTTGTAATATACTTAATAATATATTATCTAAAATAATGATATATTATGAGTAATAATGAAGTATTTGAACAGATTATAGAAACAGTATCAAAGAAAATAATTAATGAATATTTAACAAATATTACAATTGTAAAAGACGGAATTAAAGTTGATAATAATAAAAAACGACTATTCCAATATAGTAATAATTTAAATTCAGATATAATACTAAAAGCGTTAAATAATAATGTTGATAATATTGCAATGAATATTTCGAGACATCTAAATATTAAAGATATTCAATCAATAAAAAAAATATTAAATGAACAAATTAATTCTAGTAGTTTTAAAAATCAATTAAATAAATTATCTTATGAATTTTCAACTACTAAGGAAATATCTGTAGCTGAATTAAAAGATATATATTATCAGCATATAAAATATAATCTATTATACGGCGATATTAAAGAGAAAATATTTGCTTTAGCAACAGATGATGATTTTAAGGATTGGTTAAAACGTAGATGGAAATTAGTAACATGTGGATACATTATAGTATTATTAATACTATTTATAACATATTATGTATTTATTCATGAGTTAAATTAAATTTTAGTTTAAAATATACTTTGATATATTATTTAATGGAAATATCAAATTATAATATAGAAGAATTGATTAAGGATAAAGAAAAATTATCTGAATATATTAAAAAACATGAAGATATCAAAAATAATCTAAAAGAAGATCAAATAAAGGTGTCGTTATTAAATATTGATTCTAATTATAGAAATACTCAACCAAAGAATATAAATGAAACCAATACTGTTTTTTTACCAGATAACCCAATTATAACAAAAAAAGGTTCAAACTTATTAAAGTTTAATTATCCTAATCATAATTTGAATATTGGTGATTTTGTTACAATAACAAATGTAGAAAGTATAAATAAAACAATATTAAATTCATTATTCATGTTTAATTCATTTAATTATTTGATAATAAAGATTATTCATAGTGTACCAAAAGATTACAAATCATATATTGATAACTTGGAGATTGATATAAAGTTGTTAACAGAATTAGACAGTAATGTAGATGCAGATACCAAATTTTATGGTTCTATTCCAATAAATATGTTAATTGGTTTGAAAAAAGTAATTACGTTTCAAGATATATTAGATGAAAATTTTAATATGTCAACAAATATTTTAGAAAAACTAAAAAGTTCAATTACGCCCAATATAGATACTAATTTACAAGATGACTATATCTATAATAATTTCTTATTTGTAAAATTAGATTTTAATTTTATTTCTAATAATAATTTGGACCTGTATAAGATTAATCATGTTTATAATATTCACTTAACATCTATTAATGGGATTCCTTTAAATTTTATAAATGCAGATTATCCAATTAATTATGATAAAAAACAAGGAAAACATGAAGTTGCTAATATTGAAAATGATTATATATATATATATACTAAATCAAAAGCATACTCTGCAGGTGAACTAGGTGGTTCTAAAATTAGTATGTTTAAAATTTTAAAAACAATATCTGGTTTCCCTAATGCTGGTGAATTTTCTATTAATCTACGAAATAATTTTACAAATGTTGTTAGAATAGAATTAGTTAGTTCTGAATTTACGTTTACTGATTATGTTATCAAAGATGGGATTAATAATAAATTATATTGGCAACATTTAGATGACGGTGATAAAATATATGAAATAGCTATTCCATCAGGTAACTATAGTGCGGCAAACTTAATTGAAACTGTATCTACATACTTAAATAACGTAGAACGAATAACATCAACACCCGAGAATAGAATATATAATAATTTTGAAGTGATACTTAATACATTTACAAATAGGTTGGAAATTAAAGCATTTTCTCAGACAGTTTTACCAAATTCGATTACTGAAAGTACAGTTATTATTGACAATAAACAATATTTTCAACTTGATATTAAACATCCAAATAATTTTGTCGAAACGACAGATTTTATTACTATATCTAATTCAGAAACTATTGGTGAAATACCTAAAGCATCAATTAATTCTATACATCAAGTATATAAAATTAATAAGACAGATCAAACATATTCTATCATCTTATTACCTTTCAATAAAATAACAAGTACATCTGGTCAAAAGGGTGGTTCTAGTTTAAAGATTAGAACAACATCAAAAGTTAGATTCTTATTTAATAAACAGAATACAATAGGTGAAATATTAGGTTTTAGCAATCCAGGTGATATCTATTCAGTAACACCATTTAGTTCGGTTATTAGTAATACTGACAGTTATGTTTATCCAAATGATTTAGATACTGTTGGAAATAAATCATCTATTAGTAACATTCTACAATTTGCAGGTAAAAATAATTATTGGTTATTATATCTAAATAATTTTGAATCAGTTATTCTAAATAATGGTCTTGAAAGTTGTTTTGCTAAAATATTATTAGCTGGGTCACAAGGAGATATTATATATAATAGTTTTGTTAATAGTCCAATTGAATTTGATATACCTATACCGACTATTAGTGAATTAAATATTAAAATAACAGATCCACAAGGTAATATTATTAATTTTGAAAATACAGACTTTAGTTTTACAATTAGAGTATGGGAATTAATTTCCAAACCAAGAGGTGTTGCTAAATTTTCAAATGATACTGGTTATCATAAAGAGATGATTGATATGATTGGACGAAATATTTAATAATTTTATTTGTGTAATGCTAATAGTGTCTTGATTATTCTCGATTGATTTATTACAAAACGAAAATAATTTTCAATTGTTACTTGCCAATTATATATCATTTTTGTTGCTATCTTATCAAAATAATTTACTATAACATTCAGATTTTTATAAACATATGAATTATCTTTTAATGCCCCATCTAGTGTGAATAGATTGATGTATTCAGATAAAATTTCTCTAGTTGATACTTCGGAATATATAACTTGTTCTTTTTTATTTTTGAATAACTTTACCGAATTTAAAACTAATTTATTAGCAATACTATTATATAATATTGTGAGCATATCTTCGCCGTCTTTTCTCATTGATTGATTAAACATCACACCAACCCTATTTATTGTTACATCCATATTTTCACCTTTATGTTTATTAAAAAAATAGTTAAATAAACACTTTTTAATTGCAACCTCAAACCCGAAACATATTACATTTTGAGTCATATGTATTAATAAATTATTAACAAAATCTAATGTGTCGTTATTTTCTAAAAACTTTTCTTGTTTAAAATAAGGTTCTATATATTTAGAGCATGTGTGATAGAATCGTCCATTTTTATACATATCATTAATATTATCAGAATTGATTGTTCGAAAAGATACATTTGATATGTCATTATTAATCCGCTTGGTTGTATTTAATAATATGAAATTCATACTTTCATCTGCATATTCATTGGGTTGGTTTAAATATGCATCCCATAACATCATGTATGAACCTCTATTATCATTATTATTATTAATAAAACTATCATAATATTTGATTATATCAGATTCTGATGAAGAGTTCTTTTTTATTTTCTTGGATACTCCTCTAGTATGTATTTGGACATTTACTAATTTAATTTGTCTATTTATTTCAATTCTATTATCATTTAATCTATTTATGTCTACATCAAATTGGTTTCGTATATTTATTGGTATATTTCTAGATTTTTTATTCTTTTCCAGTTTATCTATATCAGTTTCTATTATATGTTTAGACTTTTGCAGGTCATCTTTAACTTCCTTGAGAACATTTGCAAAGTCGTTTTGATTAATATTTTGTCGTGCATCAGAAAAAGGAAAATTATTAAGACTTGGATCTGTAATACTATTTGTTTCAAGTATAGAATCTATATTAGTTGGATCATAAAAAATGGTTCTGGATAAATACATATTAGTCATATAACCAACAATACTATACGACAATTCACTGTTCCTTAATATATTATTTCCAAATTCTGGATCACTTGTTATTAATACTTTAATTTGGTTATATTGATTAAAACTAAATGATTTGAGTATATCCGAATTATTTGACTTGTCATTTAATAATTTACTACTATGATTCTTTAACTCATCTAATATATATTTTGTTGGATACTCTATATTTGTTCCAATATTCTTTGTAAAGTTATAAGATATTTCTGTGTTAATTTTAGTAAAAATCGGATAATAATAGTTTCTTAATACCGAATAAATTGCTGTTTTATTCTCATTATTTGTTAAATATGTATGTGCATTATTTTTTAACATATTAATCATAATATCCTTATCCAATATAAATTTATAAAATATCTTGTTTAATGTGTTACTTGTATAATCATTTGAATATAATATAAAATCGTCAGATTGTATCTCTTCTTTCTCATTTATTCTATAAAAACTTAAGAACTGACTTGGATTAGGATTACGATCAAACTTAGGATAGTCAGACGGAATTTTACTTAATGATAATACAAACGGGGTATCTTTAAATATATGAGATACATTATATAGATCATTTTCAGGTATATTCATAAATTTTTTTAATATCTTTGATACTGTATTGTCAATTAACCATTTGAAATATCTAGATATTACTATTTCAGTTATTTGTGCTTTTGTAAATTTATATCCCAATTCTTCATTATTACCATCTATTTTAAAAAGTTTGTTTCGTCCTTTGATCATATCAGAAATGTCTATATCACTAACAACATCTTTTTGTATTAAATCTAAAACCATCATTTTATAAAATTCATTAAATTCAAGTGATGGTGGTAGTTTTGCTCTCTTACTTATTTTCATATATTTTTTGATTGTATTGGATTTTATATATTTTTCTTTATTTAAGATTGATTTTATATAACTATTATTAAATGGGGTTATTGACATTATTCCAAAATCACTTTGATCTTTTAATAAAGCCTTATAATTAGTCATTTCAACCCCCTCTTCTGAAATTACAAATTCATTTGCACTATTATTAAGATTTGTATAATCATCTAATAATTCTAATGAATTGTAACTATCATCAAATATTATTGATTTCTCTTGTGATTTATCTGTCGGAATTTTATAATAAAAGAATGATGGTATTGTTACATTTTCTGTTTTAGTATTTAAATAATAGTTGATAAAGTAGTTGGAATTAATACTATTTATTTCTTTTACAAATGTATCTATTACATTTGTTAGATTTAACATTTTTGTAACTTTAATATTTGTTAGTTCTGTAAGTATACTATTTAAATTTAATAAAATTGGATATATGATTGGGACAAGTTTTGTTAAATTATTACTTGTAGTTCTTGTTTTATACGATTCAAGTACATCAGTTAATTTTAACTTGATATTTTGATTAACACCAATTACAGTATTAAATAATTCGTATATGTTTATATTCATATCATCAAAAAGTTGGGTTATCCCATATCGTGAGGATGGTCTATATTCAGATTTCTCATTATTTATATTTACATCAAAATAATCCTTTTCAATATCGGAAATAAACATGTCTCTTGTATTATTTGGAATATCAGTATTATTTCCGATAAACCCTAAAAATGGTATAACCTTTCTATTTATTTGAAATTCAAATGAATTATTGAATATTTTATATGTTCTATTGTCTTCATTTGAATCGTCAATGCTTAATGATAAATTTGGATGATTAACTTTTGGGAAACATGATATAAAATTCAATCCTAGTAAATATGATTCAGTAAATTTTTTTAATAAATAATCTATTTCTTTTCCATCAGTATCATCAGTTATACTACTAATTTGTAAATATATAAATCTTCTACTGGGTAATATATTATTTTCCAAGTTATATACCCATTTGAACTTATCACCATATATTTGACGTTCGTCTGATCCAGTAAAATCATTATTAATTATTATTTTGGTCATAATATTGTATATATCGGGTGTTTCGGATACCAATACTCTAGTAGTATCATCATGTTGATAAATTAAATCTAAATTTTTTAAATAAATGTTAATAATATTGTTAATATATACAATCTCTTTTTTCTCTTGTGTTTTTCTAATAATAAAAATAGTATCAATAATATGATTTTCAATTGGTTTCTGTTGCATGGAGTCGTATACTTTAGTCATTGCGTAAATTAACCATTCTCTTTTATTAATATATTCTACATTCCCTGTTATCTTCTTAATTTCTGTTTTAAGGGATTCTATAATAGGGGCATCCGGGTTAGTAAATATTTGATAACAAAAATTGGCTAATACAGATGCTTTATTATTATTTGTAAAAGTAGGTATGCTATTATCTTGAATAGCTGTAACATATGTATATAATATATCAAATGAATCAGTTGAGAATAATATATATATCCAATAAGTTAATCGTTTAATCGGGTCACTCGTTTGTCGATAAATAATGTGTATTAATGATGTTTTCATTGACTGAGTTAAAGATAATCTTTTATCATATGTATTATTAATACTACCTGCTACATAATATAATGCATATATTGGCAGTTGTACATCAAGTCTACTGTCACTAATACTAGGATTCTGAGTAGTATTCATCATCAAATTATATATTCCAGCAATGGGTGATAGATTATTCTCTTGTACTATATCGGTATTTCTATAAATTATTTTTTCGTCAACATCATTAATTTTAGTATAATCATAATCTGGAACTGTTATATTATATAATTCTTTTGAAATATATTTACTCAAATGGGTGCACTCGTCATTCCTACATATGTTGTTCAAACACACCTGTGAAAATATATTATCTTCATTATTCGCTTCAAAATATAAGCGTATGTCTTCTGTAATATCATAATCAATATTTATCGTTCTAGCACCCCCAATAAATAATTTATTATCGTAGTTAATATAATTATCTGCAGAATCTATACATGCGGGTAGTTTATCAATATTAGAGTTCTCTAGATTTTTATTATGGAATATATCATCGTTATGATCAATAGCATTAACATTAACATATTTGTCGGTAATATCTCTTTTGTTATATATATAATAATCATCTGGGTCTTTTTCTTCTACATTTATCTTATTAATTTCAGAAATAATAGAATCAATACTACTATTTATATTTTCTTGACATTTATCTTTAACACTTGTAAAATCTTTTATAATTGTTTTATTGTTATAGTCAATCTTAATATTATCTATTTTTCTAAATTCACCCCATTTGCCACTTATAATTGTTTGAATTTTATTATATAATGGCGCTAGGACATCTTTATATTTCTTTAAATCATCAACTGAATTAGAGTCATTTGTTTTTGTGTAATAGTCTGATATAACATTTCCTAACTCGTCTGTTGTAACAAATGATTTAATAATAGTTTTATGAATTGCTTTTATACCACTATTATCGCTAATATCTGCCCAAATTGCCGATTCAATCTTATTCATTGAAACATCACCAGCTTCTGTTTTATATGTACAATTATCTTGTATTAAATCATTAATATAGACTGGTTTATATGGTTTAATTTGACCGTTAAGATAATAATGAAACGGTGTATTTCCAAGATTATCTTTAAAATTAGGGTTTACTTTAATTTCCAGTAAATATTCGATAATAGTAGGATATTGTTTTAAACATGCTAAATGCAAAGGTGTAATATTATCTTTATTTGGTGAATCTGGGTTAACATTATTACTAACTAAAAATTTAATAATATTCAATCTATTATTTTCATTCTTTTCAACTGTATCATTGCTAATTACTTTATGAATTAACGTATCTCCAAGTTCGTCAACAACACCTAATGGTAACTGATGCATCGTTGCAATATTTCTTAACTCATTTGTATCCATGTCAGTAACTGACATGAACAATAATGCTATTTTATTTTTGTCTATTTGTACAATATCTCTATAATTTGTAAATTCTCTATTGATAAATCTATTTGACATATATTTAAGATTGAGATAAAATATTAATGTTTTTTTGATATTTACTTAAAACCATTTAGTTTAGATATAGTAATAATGTATAATTCATCATATAAATACGGACCCCCTCCTATTATTCATACAATGAAATCACGAGTTATTAATAGCGGTGATATAATAGCAACAACAATTCCTGCAAGTTTAATTTCAGCGGTTCTAAATGAGGGGATAGAATCTGGGGATGTTAATTTTGACAATGTGGAAATAAATTTAGAAAATGCGACAGGTGCAAGTACAACTGTAGAAAATTTAAATGTAAATACGATAACAACAGCCGGAAGTTATATTCGTTTTTTAAAAGATATTCGCATGGAAGGCAAAATGTTATTTAGTTCAAGTGATCTAATAGACGAAGATTATGTAGTTGATATAAAAGGTTCGTTAAATGTAACAGGTATAAAAACGAATATTGAAACAGACCAATTAATAATAAAAGATAATTGTATTAGCATAGGTGCTGGTAATGATAGTGACGATAATTTTGTGAATGGTTTATATTTCCCAAAAAAAGATGACTATTTGGGTGCAGGAAGTACTGTAGATAAGATTGGTATGTTATCAATACCATATGGTATATTTTCAGCAAATAAATTTGATGTTAAACAGGTTGATTCAAAAAGATTTGAATCTAATAAATCAAGTGTTCGTTTTTCATATATAATATCAGATTATGATTTTGATACTGCAAAAACAACTGAAAATCAAATCACTTTAGAAGAACAGACATATGTTAATTCATTAAATAATATAGCAAATGAGAGTAGTTCATTTTATGTAAATATTGAATCACATAATATAACATTACACGGTGGTAATATAATATCAGGTGTGAATAAAGATTTAAATTTTTATTTAACAAAGCAAAATGGCTCTGAAGATAATTATTTTACTTTAAACTTGAATGATATCCGTATTGATATTAAAAAATCAATTAATTTTACAATTGATGATGCAAATATTTTAGCTAGCACAAATATACATTTTAAGAGTAATACTTCTAATCCTATAGAATATTTTCAAATTGGTTCAACAGCAAATTCAACTTTTAAAAGTTTAAATTTTTTGAATAATGGAAATGGTGACGCTAATTTAATATTTGGCGGTCAAAATACATTTAAAATACAACACAACCAATCAGGAACTATTAAATCTAATATACTTATAGATTCAACTGATTCAGTAACAGATAGAATCGAAATGGACTCAAGACTTGTAGTATTAGGACCAAAATCCCAGAGCTATCCATCAATTATTATTAAAAATGAACTAGCTAAAACAGGAACTATATCACCACAATCACGAATATATTATCAACAAAAACTTATACCTGCATTCTCGGTGTCTACATCTTATGTTGATTTTGATCTTCTAGATACATACGAAATAAATGTACCTGATATTATATTTACAGGATATATAATGATATCTGGTACCAATACCAATAAACATCTTCATGTTAAAATCGAGGGTTCATATCATTTCTACGATTCAGCGTCGACCCCCGAAACAAATATGATAGTTATATCAAAAAAAGATATTGAACTAGCAAAGAGTTCAGATGGAAATCCAGGCGAAATAGTTATTACATCGATACCGAACATATCTGGCGGTAGCTTTCAATTAAAAATCGGAAATAATTTATCTAATTCTTTTAATGTGATGGTAAAACTAGAAATAATATCAACTTAATTTCTACATGTATTATTTAACAGTTGTTTTAGTTAAGTAAAATAGTTTCATTAAATAAAACACGACGTACGATTAATTTGACATATAATAAATTAATAATTAAATATTAATTTATTATATATTTGTGTAGCAAAAATATCATAAAAATATAACCAGAAACTTGTTATATGAAAATTCGTAGTCGTAATTATAGTACTTGTATACACTTATTTATTCAGATTTATTACATCCTACTTTTGGGCATTTACCACCTATAGCGCATGTATTTTTCTTTATTAAGAAAGCTCTTTCTCTATTAATAATAGTGTTTCCATTTTTTTGTAAGAAAATTCGGTAGTCATTTGAAGATTTAATTTTATTAACATGTCTAATGTATTGATTTAAAACATCGCTATCAACCCAACTAGTTAAAAAACGACCATCTGACATTAAAGGAGGGCATCCATATTTATAATAACGGTTATCCATTTATATATTATAAGAGATATTTAAAATTAACAAGGTTATATTTATTTTTATAATTTTTAAATAGTTTTTATAATATAATCCAATTATTGAAATATTATAAAAAAAATATATCCAATACAAGTACCAATTATGTAATTAATTATTATTGGTATTCGCGCAATTGTGATTAACAATTTCATTTGAGAGATCACTTTTAGTTTTTTTCTTGCCATTATTAATTAATTCTATACTTAATGATTCTGCAATACATTGTAATTCACTTAATTTACGCTTCATTAAATCATGTACTGTACGAGTATCTGTATGTATGATTGATGTATTATCATTATTTGTATTTATATGATCTACATATTCAATATCACAAGTCTCAAAGTTTAAAGTATTTGGAATTGTTATTTCTGAACTAACAACAATTTGATCGTCATTACATTCATCTGTATTGGTCAATAATGTATTTTTTTTATTATCATCTGGTGTTTCAATATCGGAACTATCATCAAGACTGTAATTATCAATAACATCTTCTTCATTATCATTTGAATAAATCGCTACATTTTCACCTGTAATTAATACTTCTTCATCGTCCGAGTCAATTTCATACACACGAGGATCTTCATTTATTGTTGGCAATGGAATTTGAAATATAGGTTTTCCAAGTACTACTTCAATATTTGATCCCGAATTTGTTTCTTGATTTTGTCTTGGTAGTGTGCCTGTTCCTGTTCCCTGTATTGGTCCTGGTAATGGGATTTGAAAAATAGATTTTTCTTCAGATTGATTTGATAAAACTTTGTTTGAGGTATTAGTTATCATTTTTTTGTTTATATTATCAACACTTTGTTCTAAAGTATTTATTTTTTTTCTCAAATCAATAATTTCTCTAAACATAAAATAAACAACTAGTGTTAATCCAAGTAAGATTAGAAATTTATAATCAAATAATTTCATTATATTATAGTATTAGATTCCTTCTAACTTTTAAACCAATTAATTTTAATAATTTTTTATATAAAAATATTAATGCGTTAATTTATATGAGTGTTTTCACAAAATGAATTAACGCATTAATATTTTTAAATCTAGATTATATAAATGGTTGTTATAATGCACATAGGAGGTGCGCCCGGGTCAGGTAAAACACATTTGGGTAAACAATTTAAATCATTATATCCAAATTTAAAGGTGATTGATACAGATCAATTAAAAGATAGTTTTATAGAGAAACCAATCGAAGAGAATATTAAGATTATAGAAAAATTATCAAAGTTTAAAGCTGATGGACCGAAATCAAAAACACAAACAACTTTAGAAAAAGAATATGAACAAAAATATACTAATTACGTTATTAATAAATTTGAAAAACTTCATAAGCAAAAAGAAAAATACTTATTAGTTGGTCATTTTTTTATGTTTGACGACTTTCATATTAATATTCAATCTAAACATAAAGTTTATTTAGATGTTAATTCTGAAACATTATTTTCGAGAAGAAATGGGCGATTAATAAAAGATATATCAAGCAATAAAAAATATTTTACGAGTTTAATAGATAATGGTGAAGAGTTTTGGAATTATAATTATCTATGGAATTTTACTAATTTAAAAGATATTACAAACCAATTAAAGAAAACTAAAAAATATTATAATAAATATAAATATAAATCATTAAGTGAAGAAGATATCAAGAAGATAGTAGCTAAAGAACTAAAATAATTAGAATAATTAGAATTTCTGCAAAGTAAACATGCAAATGGTAGTAAATCTATAGTTCTTTTAATTTATATTATAAATAAAAAATATGTTATTTATTATAATATGAAATTAGTTTATTTATTTTTAATTATTTGTACTGTACTATATTTTTATAAAACAAAGAAATCTTATACAAATGTTTACGCGCAACCAAAATATATCAAAAAAGATATATTACATGGACTAAAAGTAATGGATAAGATTTTTAATTCACATAATATTTATTATACAATTGGATATGGTACATTATTAGGCGCTGTTAGACACCATGATATGATTGAATGGGATGATGATGCCGATATTCATATTTTAAAAGAAGATATTGATAAAATAATGAGTCTTAAAGATGAATTTTTAAAATATGGAATTACATTAGCGAAAGAATGGAAATTATTAAAGTTATATTTTAATGATAAAAAATATCCGTTTATTGATTTATTTCCGATTCATAATGAAGGCGGAAAAACTAAGAGATGTATACCAACCAACTATTCAAATCCAAAAAAATGTACTCAAATATTTGAAAGATGGTGGACAAGTTGGTATGGATTTCCATATAATTGGCTAATTCAGCGAAAGAAACTAAAATTTGGAAATTTAAATCTATGGGCACCTTCAAACTATTTAGAACTTTTAAAATTTTGGTATGGAAATAAATGTTTAACTGAATGTTATACAAGTAATTTTGATCATATTACAGGTCGATATATAAAACCAAAATTAATAAAATGTTTAAATTTACCTAAACCACAAATAGTTTAATATATAATTTTAAAATATATTTTCTAAAATTATATATAATGTTTACTGAAAAATCTAAAGATTTACTTAAAGGTAGTATTACTAAAACTGCGACAGTTAGTATCGTAACACAACTTGTTACCAAATTTTTATTAAAAACGAATATCGATATTTTTAATGAAACTTGGCTAAAAAACACACTTGCTACAATGGCTGGATTTGCAATCCATGATTTATTAACATATAAGTTAAATGGTCTTTATAAGTTTAAAGACAAAAAGAAACAAAAAGCGCTAAAAGATGTTCTATATTTTGGTACTATGTTAATTTCAAAGGAACTCATTCTTTCCTTTATTAATAATGAACAGTTTCATACAAATAAATTATTCCCAATTGGAATAGCATTAGCTGGATATATTATATATAACATGTTTATTGGTGATAAAATAGTATCACAATTAGGCAATAATAAAACAAAGTTAGTAGTAGCAATTGAAGATATGGCAAAGACATCTTTAGCGCTTTTAGTATCAGATTTTATCCCAGACCAAGATATCGAATTAACAAATTTACCAATTCTATTTGGTTTATTAGTATCGATACCAGTATATCACTTAGTAACCCGCCCTATGATTATAGATAATTAAATTAGAATTATAAAACAAAAATAATTATATTTTTGTTTTAAAATTAAAATGCTAAATTAAATATAATGCCAGGAGGTTTACTCCAAATAGCTAGTTCAGGAATACAAGATATTTATTTAACTAAAACTCCTGAAATAACATTCTTTAAAAAAGTATATAGAAGACATACCAACTTTTCATCTGAGACAATTGAGATCAATATTGATCAATTTCCTAATTATGGTGATGAATTTTTTATTAATATACCAAATTTTGGTGATTTAGTTTATAGATCTTTTTTTAAGGTTGAAATTCCTTTATTAAACTTTGACGATAGTTATATTGAAAGTATAGAATATATGACTATTAAAAAAAATATTATAAATAATTTAACAAATGAAATGAATACTTGGAAAGCTGAATATGATACACTTGTACTATTTTCTAATATTCAAATAATTTTTTATCAAAAAATTTTATTATTATTGAGGTCACAAGATGTTACCTACCAAAATGTTAATAATGAAACATTAACCTTAAGAAATTCGTATAATCAAAATCTGAAAAACACTATATTTAAAATAGATGAAGATATCTATGATAAAATTGATATTATTAGTTATATTATTAATTTTGATAGAACATTTGGTACTACTGACGATGAAACAAATAATATAATTACATATGATACATTTCTAAAGAATATTAATATTTTATATAAAAACAACATGAAACAATTAGAATATTATTTTAGTAACTATAACTACAATAAAACTAAATTAGATGAAGCTGTTATAGGTAATATTGATTATGCTTGGATAGAAAATTTGGGACATCATTACTTTGTAAATTATAATATCGAACTAGATGGGCAATTAGTTGAGAACTATACGAGTGATTATTTAAATATTTATAATTCACATAATATTCAAGAACATATGAAAAAAAATTACAATGAAATGATTGGTAATGTAAAATCAATAACTGATTTTAATAGTACTAAAGAAAACTATGAATTAATTATTCCTTTAATATTTTGGTTTAATCGAAATTCATCAAATGCATTACCATTAGTAGCAATGAAACATAGTCAGGCAACTTTAAATGTCAAATTAAATGATCTAAATAATATTATTTATTTTAGTGATTTCAAAAAAGAATATAACGATATTTTAAAATATGAAATGCCGTATAAAGAACATCAGTTGAATAATAATGGTATTAAATCTTTATCATATACTAATGCAAATGTAAATGAATCTGATATATTTAATGTAGATTATATGCCAAAAGAACGATTATATATTTATAATTTTAAAAATATTACGAAAGGACTATTAGAACTTAAATTTGAAAACTTGACTTCAAGCGATATTGATATTTTATTTACTAATTATAGTTCAAATGGTAGTATACTCACCTATAATGAATGGATTAACTTTAGGATTAATTCGATAAATACTAGTAGCGACGCTATCAAAAAAGTTTGTAAAAATATAAATCTATATCAAAGTCCACATTTTGAAGATTTAAATAAACTTGCTGGTAAAATTGCTAAACCAAAAATTAAGTTTTATACGGAATATATATATCTAGATGAAATTGAAAGATTCAAATTTGCTCAAAATGATTTGGAATATGTAATAAATCTACCAAATCAAATTACTACAGATATTGGTAATACTGATTATTTTTCTACAGATATTGATATACTAAAACCAACGAAAGATGCCTTTTTTGCACTTATACCTAAAGTAAATAAAAATGGATTGTCTAAATATAGTTACAAAAATCCATCTGTAATTAATAAATGTTATTATATGGATCAAAAAATTATTAAAGGTCTAAAATTTACAGTTCAAGATATGAATATTATTGATTTTAAAATTGGTGAAAACTTTTACATGTTTGCAAATAAACACAGTCGGTTGAATGCTAGTGCTGATAATAGTTATTATATACCATTTTCATTATACCCAGAAGAAGCTCAACCTAGTGGTAATGTTAATTTTTCAATGATAAAAGGAAAGAATATTCAAATAAATTTATATAAAGAATTTATTGAAACATATTTTAATTCAGATATTAATAAGAATTTACAGAATATCGAATTAATATTTATTAATCGAAGCTATAATCTTCTTAAATTTGAAAAAGGCAAAGGAGGTTTAATATTTTATTAAATGATTGTTATTTTAGTCCATCATAAAATGAATATCTTCCGAATCATTATCCGAGTATATTCTATTAAAATTTATATATATAGGTTTTGGTGATATTATTTGTTTAATCTTTGTATCATATATAATAAGAAGATCATATATATTAATAATTAAGTTCATATATTTTTCGACTTTAACATAATAGTAAATAATAAATTTCATTTTATTTTCGGTAGTTAACTCATCAAATTCTATACTGGTTAGTAATTTTATATTATTTTTATCAAAAAAGTCAGTACCAAATATATTTATACTTTCAGTTAATCTATTTTTTACATGTGAATAAATTATATCATTATTTTTAATTTTTAATTGAGAAACAAATTTTGTTACTCCACTAAAACCAGTAAAGCTTGAATCGAAATGAGCTTTAAATACTAATAATAATTTTTCTAGAGACTCCTTTTGTGAGTACAGATCTTTTGCCCAGAAAATAGGATTCATATATGTCTCTTTAAATTTAAATATAATTTGAATAAATAGATGTTTTTTTAATAAAGAAGAATAAAAATCATTAATCATCTTCTTTGTTATTACAAAACTATCATCTAATGATCCAAATAGAAAAAATAAGGGATATTCTAAAGATATATCCGTTTGATTTTTTAAGAAGAATCTTACTATCAAACTCAAATGATAATCTTCTATCTTTGATTGATTTTTTAAAATATTATAAATAAATGTTAATGGAAATTTGAGATTTTTCATTTGATTATCTATAGTTGTCCAATCTATATTTTTTTTTTTCATATACATAATTATATATATTATTCATTTACCAAACTTATATTTGTTATAAAATTTGCACATTTTACTGCAAAGCTTATTGTTCTATTTAATCCCGCACCAACTACAAAATGACTATGGAATATAGTATCACCTGCACCTATATATAAGAAACTATGATTATCGTATGTAATAACTTTAGATACAGATATACTGTGTCGCAAATAAGTATTAAATATTTCAAAATTATAAATTAAATTTGGTTGAGTATCTTTCCCAGTTTTATAATTTGATATACTATTATAAACAAAATTTCTAATATTATCATCTTTTATTTTTTTACATATTGTTATTACATCATCTTTTATAAAATATTTATTTTTTAAATTAATAAATAGTTTTAAATCATTGTAATTATTTATATTAATGTCAATTTTTGATTTGAATATTAATTTACCATCGCATCTATCTAAAATTATTAAACTACCATAGTAATAATTTTTAAAAAACTTTTTCTTATCGATCTTTGGTATATCTAATGTAACTAAATTTTTTTCTACATTTATATTTAATTTTGGATACTTGGTTGTTTTATTTTTTAAAATATCTAACCATGATGAATCAATAGGTTCACTTTTCGAATCATTAAATATAGGTGGGTCTAATTTACCCCCAGTACAATCAAATATTACATCTATTTTTCCATCTTTCATATATTTACAATATTTTTCCCAAGAATTTTCTTCAAATATAAAAGGTATGTTATATACATAATATGCTAATGTAAATAACACATATTCAATTATATAAATATTTATCATCAAACTATTATCACTATTGTCTTTCCATGTATAAATCTTTGGTAATAGATATGCAAAAAAGGATGAATTAAATGCAAATGGTCTGTATCTAGTATATGGTTTTTTAATACCTTTTTTATCAATTCTATTATCAAATATTATTACATTTACTTTCGTATTATTATGTAATCCATATGATAGATTATAATACTTGTAAATATAACAAGCTAAAAATAAACCAATTGGTCCAGCTCCGATTATAGCAACATTTACATATTTTGATTCTTTACATATTTTTAATAAGTTATCTATATTTTTTACATTCGAAGGAATATTCATAAAGTATAATTCATTAATAAGAGTCTTCAATTTATTAAAATTATTTGATTTATTTACTTCTATCGATAGATCTTTTAATATATCCAAATTAATATCGGTCTTCGCAAATGTATATTTTTCATCTGAGACTGTTATATCGAATTCATTTGGTATTGTTATATTTGGCTCATAATTAATTTCATGTTTTATTATTTTTTTCATAGATTCCTTAAATTTATTATGTAACTCTTTTACCCTATCTAAATCGTTATAGAATGGATGATTTTCCATCGCAAATAATCTTTTAAATAAAATATTAATATTGTCTGATATTCTTTCTAATTCTTTGTATTTATTCATTTATACTATAAACTATATAATTATTTAATGATATAAATATATTATTCAATAGCTACACTACTAGCAATATTTACACTACTAGCAATAGCTACGTTATAATCAATAGCTACGCTATAATCAATAGCTACGCTATAACCACTTGCTTTATAATGACCATTACCTGAATATTTTTGGGCTAATAAATCTACTCGAACATCTTCTTGTAAACTTCTCAATGAATAGACATGTCTACCGTCTTTTTCATATTTTAATCTTAATACTTCAGACATTGGATACTTTAATTCTACAAACTCTTGTAAATATTTAGTCAAATGATATTTAGTCATTGGGATTTCAATTACTTGTAATAGTTTACCATTAATATCAGTATCTGTATGTTCTTCAACATATTTAAGTAAATCCATACATTCAGTTTTCATTTTTAATATTGATGTATTACCTATCTTAATTATAGAATTAGCAGTATCATCATCTACCGTAAGAATTTTTGAATATATATCTAATCTACAATCAGATGTCATATTATTATTAATATTATAATAAAGATTATATCCAGATGTAAATGGTTCAGTGTTAATATCATCCCATACCCAAATATCTCTATTACCAATATGTTTTACTGATATTGGATACACAGATGTTGGATGCATATAGTCCCATGTTAATTGACATCCGGATTTATTATTATCAAATATAATATTAACTACACCTTTTGTAATATTAGAATTATCATATTGCTCAATAAATTTATCACATGCTGATTTATGATGATCAATAATAGTTATATTATCTACTTTATCAACAATACTTTCTACAGTAGTAAAATCCGGACAATAGTCTAAGAAATATACTACTGGATTAATAGTATTTTTAATAGTTTCTTCAATTATCTCAATATTTTTATTTTTTAATTCGTGACGCCATGGAATGAAAGTTGTATTTTCATGAACACTTTGAAATATAGCAGCAGATAATTCGCCGTCTGGACATGGATAATGATAAATTACAATAAATTTTGTAGTTTCTAAAGACATTATTAATCTTAATTAATATTAAATATAATAATAAATCAAATTTTATTGTTCTAAATGAAAATTACACTTCAAAACTCTATTAAAAGAACTAATTCTTATATTACTATAAGGTATGCTAACCTTCCACTACATTATTTGCGATGTTGCAAAAAAAGAAAAGTTTCATGTAAAGAAACTAATTTTTATTGGAGATAAGCTAGAAAAAACAGAAGAATATTATATGAATATAAATCAAGTCACAACTATTAAAAATGAAACAATAGAAACTAATTATACGACAATTAATGATTCTAAGATAGATATTGATACATTTCTAAAAAATATAAATTTATTTAAAAAACAATAAACGAATGAGCAGGCAATATATAAAAATGTTATAAGCAAATGGTGATATATATATTAATGAATATTAATACTATATCAAATAAATTAAACATTACCTATTATAATAATATTATAGAATATTGTAAAAAAACAAATAACAAGTATGATTTTTTTACAAAACAGCTAAAAAAAGAAACAGATGCTGAAGAATCATACACTGAAAATGAAAAAATATTATCACAAGGTGATGAAGCGGAAGAAGTTAAAGAAGTAGTTTATTCTGATGATTATCTCTATAAAAAACCATGGATCAAGTTATCCAGTATTCATAAGATTATTAAAATGAAGGAATTTATTTCAAAACTACTTATTGAAGATATAGATGAGAAAGATAAACTTAAGAATAGTTTAACAAAACTTATAAATACAAAAGTTTTAACAAAGAAAGATCAAGTGAGATATGACCCAATTAACGGGCGAGTAATATCAATACCTATTCTAACATTTAAAAATGGGAAATATTTAATCAAGAATTAAATACATAAGTATGGGAAATATTTAATCAAGAATTAAATACATAAGTATGGGAAATATTTAATCAAGAATTAAATACATAAGTATGGGAAATATTTAATCAAGAATTAAATACATAAGTATGGGAAATATTTAATCAA